AATGGGGTTCAAGAGGCCGTGAGTTCGATTCTCGCCACTCGGACCATTTGCTTCTCAGTCGAACAGCCTTCGGGCTGGTTCGACTGAGAAGCTTTTTTCATTTTTCCACAATCTTCCTCGGCAATGTTGAAATAGATGGTCAGTTCCGTATTGCTTACCTCGATCTTGCTAACAAAGGTATCAATCAGGCGGCGGCGGTATGCCTTGGTTTTCTCGCTGGGGGCAATGAGAAACTGTTCCAACAGGTACAGAACTTCTTCCTTGGAGAAGACCGGGAACTTCGGCTCAGATTCCAGCGACGACAGCTGATAAGAAAGCGTGTCGGCCTGCTGTTCCAGTTCGGCAAGGCGGTTGGTCAGCATAGCCCCGGCGGTGCCGTTCTCCAAAGCGGCCAGCAGATTCTTTGCCTTGCGCTGCACGTCGGCAAGCTCGTGCTGCAATGCTTCCTTCTCCGGGTTGGGCTGGTTCAGTTCGGCGGTCTGGGCTTCGATCACACTGTCTGCAATGCGATTCATCACGTCCGGCTGCAACACGTCGTTGCAGACGGTGCGGATCACCAGACCTTCCAGCTCGTCCTTCGGGATGTTCCGGCGGTGGCAGTCCTTGCACGGACAGTTGTAGTAGAAGTATACCTCGCCGTTGCTGCTGTGGCCGGACACGCCCTTCATGGCAGTGCCGCACTCGCCGCAAAACAGCTTGCCGGACAGGATGTAGTCCGCGCGGTCATTGCGCGGGGAACGGCTCTGGCGGTTACGAATAAACATCTTCTGCGCCCTCTCCCATAGATCGTCGTCAATAATGGCCGGTACTGCGCCCTCAATGCGCACGTCAAACTTGGGGCTGACATACACGCCCCGGTACACCTCGTTCTGGATGATGCGCACCACGCTGGACTTGTTGAACGGGTTGCCTCGGCTGGTGCACAAGCCCTGCTCGTTCAGGTGCGCAACGATGGAAGAGGATGCCGCCCCGGCGGCGTACTGCTCAAAGATATACCGCACAGCGGCAGCCCCGGCAGGGTCGATGATATACTTCTTGTCCTTGTCCACGGTAAGGCCAAGGGGGCGGGAACTGCCAATAGCCTTGCCCTTCAAGGCACTTTCCCGCATACCGCGCCGCACCTTCTCGGCCAGTTCGGCGGAGTAGTATTCGGCAAGGGCTTCCATCAAGCCCTCCACGATGATACCGCCGGAACCTTCAACGTTGGCTTCTGCGGCATAGAGCAGCTCCACGCCGTTGTCGCGGAGCTTCTTTTTATAGATGATGCTGTCATACCGGGAGCGGGCAATGCGGTCTGTTTTCCAGCAGATCACATAGTCGAACATCCCTTTCCCGGCATCGGCAATCATCTGCTGGAACTCCGGGCGGTCGTCCGTCTTGCCGGAGATATGCCGGTCAATGTATTCATGCAGGATGACCATGCCGTGGATACGGGCGTAATTCTCGCAGTCCCGGCGCTGGCCCTCAATAGACTGCTCCGTTTGATGGCTGCCGCCGCTGTAGCGATAGTAGGCTACGAGCCGCTTGCCGCCGGTTGGTTGTTTCTTCATAGGGACACCACCTTTGCAGAAAGACGATGTGAAGCTTTACATGGCATCGAACAGGTCAATTACTTCCTGGGGAAGGCCGTCGGTCTGCACAAGAACCATGCCATTGTGAGCATAAGCAGGGAATGAGCCAAAGTCCTCCATGGTAACGGTGCCGTCCTTTTCGGCAGTCAGATAAGCGTCGGACGACGGATCAAAAGTATACACTTCAATGTTATAGTCGGGCGTTTTGTATTTGTAGCCGTCTACGCCGCCGATAAGTTCAGCAGCCATACGAACCTTTTCCGTATAAGCAATACCGTTCTCAGAAAGCGCGGCTTCAAAATCGGAAAACGCATCATCGACCGATGCAGAAGATGAAACGGAAACGGAAGAAACCGGTTCCGAAGAACTGGACACAGCAGACGAAGCACCGCTAGATGCAGGCACGGAACTGGAAGAACTGCCACAAGCGGAAAGAAGGAGAACGGCGGCACAGGAAACAGCAAAGACAGAAATTTTTCTCATAAGATAATACCTCCATAGAATAATTTGTATACACGAAAAAGCCTACCGGGCCTGTCCCCCGGTGGGCTTTTTCTTTTTGCGCGGATTTACTGGTGATTCTTCAGCCACTCAGAAGCGGCACGTTGAAGAACTAACCGGCGGTAGTACACGATTCGCTCTCCGGCGGCTCGTTCTTTTCCCGAAGGGCTTTGAACTCGTCGCTCTCGGCGATGCGCTGGGCTTCCTTATCAGGTATTGCTGTGCTCTGGGCTGCGGATTCTGTGGAACGGTCAAAAACGTTATGTACATACTTCAGGATCACGTCCCGTTCCTGCGGGTCCAGATCAAGGAACGCTTCAATTACGGAACGCTGCTCCCTGCTCAGATCGTATTCCGTGGACAGCCGATCCAGCACGCTTGCCCGGGTCTGCTCAAGCATTTCGCCCTCGCCAGTGCGGAGCCACTGTTCGTTTACACCGAACTCCCGGCAGATGGAGCGGATAGTCTGATCTGTTGTTCCATTGACCCCGTTTTCGATACGGCTGACAGCAGACTTACCCATACCGATTACAGAGCCAAAATCCTCCATTGAAAGGTTTTTCTCTTTACGGAGGACTTTAATTCTTTCGCCGATGGTCATTTATTTTATTCACCACCTTTCTGCAATCCCATTATAGCAAATAAAGTTCCGAAAATCAACAAAAGAATCCCAGAAAACCATTGACAATGTTCCGAAAATTGACTATAATGGCACTGTAAAGTTCCGATAGGCAACACAAAAGCAACAGAAAGGGGGCGAGAAAGCGTGATCCACCAGAAAGCATTTGACAAACTCGACGTGGACGAAGTACTGAAACACTACGGCTACAAGCCGGAAGAGATTCATTGCAACGGCATAGGAATCGGCGTGTGGCGCAAGGAAGAAGCGTTTCAGAAGTTGGGAGAAATCGGGGCAGTCGTGAGATTTATTGACCACAAAGCAAAAGCCCGGATCGAGTTCAACTACGACCCGGACTTCCCGGCGGCGCTGCTTATCACCTACGCCACCACAAAGATGTAAAATCAACTTCCCAGAAGGGTGCATTTGCATCCTTGAGGAAAGCAAGGGGAAGATTCAAAGTCTTCCGGCGATGTCCAGCAAACTTCTGCGGATTCAAGACCGGACGGCCCGACCTTTTCAAAAACTTCCCATGCGTACTGCTCCATTTTCTTACAAGCTGCTATACGTTTGGAAACGGGGAGCGCGCGAAGATCGACAAAGTAATACTTCATAAGTTCACCTCCTCCCTATTCTATTATGAACCGATTATAGCACGACGGGAAGGAGCAGACAACAAAGGAGCGTGAGAGCATGAGCGAGAAGGACAAGAGCCAGAGTAAGGAAATGGCCGAACTGCTGGCAGAGAACCCGGAAGCAGCAACCTATATCGCAGGCGTGGTTCAGGGCATGAAGCTGGCAAAGGCTGGTGCACAGGCACCGGAAGACAAGAAGGAGGGCGAACCGGCATGAGGAACTTTATCATGTGGTTCTACGGCGTGGATGCCGCGCAGGCAGCCGCACGGGAACCGGTTGCATGGTTCGCACTGATCGTCACCATTGCTGCCCTGCTGACATGGGGCTGGTGCAGCATCAGCTACACCACGAAGCTGGAACAGAAGGTGAACCTGCTGGAAGAGCGTGTCCGGCGGTATCGCTGGGAGTGCGAACGCTTAGAGCTGGAAAAGCAGCTGAAGCGGGAGCGTGCCAGATGATGGGCGCGGCGGCGGTGACAGTCGTCGTGGTGTGTGCGGCGATGTACACCATCTTTGAAGTGATAGAGCGCAGGAAGCGCAAAAAGTTTGCGGAGGATATCCGGCGCTACATCCAGAACCACAAGGGGGAATGGACCGGTGATAATCAAGACCTGCGTTGACTGCGGGGCGGTGATCCTTTCAAATAACGTCACCGCCCGGCGGTGCCCCGTTTGTGCAGAACGATTTGCGGAACGGGCACGCAAGAAGTATAAGAACCCGCCCGCTGATCCACTGACCGCCGATGTGCGCAAGGCGGACGCGGAGGGAAAGTCATACGGGTACTGGCGCTTGGACGAACTGCTGAAAGAGCAGAAGGCCCGGGAAGAGCTGGATAATCTGATCGAGAGGAACAGAGAGCGGAGGGAGCAGAAGGAACATGGACAACAGCAAGAAAAGGCATGACGGCGGGGCGTACCGCCGGTTCGACACGCTGACTACGCTGTACTGCCGCCCGTGCAAAGACCGCCGGAAGTCCCGGCAGACGCAGCAGCACAAGAAAAAGAAAGGCAGGAAGAACAGATGATCCTGATTATGCTGATCGCAATTCTGGCGGGAACGCTGGTTCTGGCTGTGATCCTGACCGCTCTGCTGTGCTGGGTGCTGGCAACACCGGCGTTCTGCGGCGGGACGGTGGTGCTGATGTGGCTGTTCCTGCTGCTGCTCCTGCTGATCGTCTTTGTGGCGGCGGACGGTATCGACCCGCGAGATTGATGGCGACGGTCTGGGCGCACCGGATCACGCCCACCATGCAGCCGGAAACGTGGGGACGCAGACGGCTGCCCCGGCCATTCCGACAGTCGGGGGTCCTACCTACTGAGGACTGAAAGAATACATAGGGCGGCCCGCATGGGTGGGCGGCAGCCTGTCAAGCCGCCCGTTTTATGGAGTATGCAGGCGCGTCCGGGGGTGTAGCCCCGGAGCCGGTTCGATTCCGGGATGCTCCACCAGACCGAATATCCACATCAAAGAGAAAGGATGAAAGATGGAGGAAAGATGGGATGCCTATTTGGCTGTCGCTCTGGATGGCGATGATGTCGAAATTCAGGTTGACGGCCACGCGGGAGATATCGCGCAGATCGCGGCTATGGCACTGGCTGACGTAATCGTGCAGTCCAGCCCGAAAAAGGAACAGGCGATTAAGATGCTGGACGACATGAAGAACCTGGATGATGCATGGAACGCCCGCAGTAGCGAGATTGAATACGGTGAGCGGCAGAGCGTCCGGTGGCACTGTGAAAAGGATACCGCTATCGAGGAAGCGATGGCAAAGCTGAAAGAGAACACGAACACCGGGTGCTTCGGTGACTGTGCTACCTGCTCTGGCGCTGCTGTGGACGACCGGGCGGGCACCGGCAGCAGGCCACAGGATGCAGACGACGGCCTGCCTTCGTAAGGGGGACGGCTACATGGATAAGAGCAAAACGCATATTCTGGCGTTTTTCACGGGCCGTGATGCGCCGGAGAGGAAAAGCGTCTATGTGGAAATGAACGGGCAGGGAGATGAACTGACCCGGCTTGTAGCGAGTGTCGCTATCAAGATGTTTTCTCTGGGCACCACCAACAAGAACATTATTCAGATGCGCAAGCAATACCTGTTTGGCATCATCAACAAGTGGCTGGATGAAGACAGCGTGCAGGACATTGAACTGAAAGAATATTCGTATGAAGCCACTGGTACTGGTGACGCGGGCGGAAATGTGCCGTCCTGAAAGGAAGTCGTGTTATGAGCAAAAACATTGCAAAACTGGTCGTGAAGATGAAGAACGAAACTTCGCTCAGCGTGGAAACAATGGGAGACAGTGCAGATCAAGTTTTTATGGCGGCAGCAGCAGTTGCACACACCGTTGCAGATGCCAGCAACGGCAACCGCAAGAAAGCAGAAACCGTCATGACCACGGCAAAAGCTATCATCGACGCGCTGTTTGAATCCATGTGGAAGCGCGAGTATGGCAACGCGCCTGCTGCTGAACCTGTTGCCACTGCCGACACAGCGGAGAAGCAGGATGACCATGCCACTGCCGCCACGGCAGAAAAGCGGAATGATCCTTCGGCCAGCCAGCCCGGCGACATGGACAGCATGATGGAGAAAATTGTTGCAGATGCAATGAAGCAGGCAAAGGAAAATCCGGGTCAGGCGCAGGGCGTGATGTTCAAGGTACCGGCAGGTGATATGCCCATGGAAGAAGTGGTAAAGCACATCATCAGTGCGGTGGACAAGCAGGCACGGAAAGACCGGAACGGAGGTTGATCCTATGGCGAAAGTAACAGGCGTTGTCAGTGTGCCGCTGCTTGCGATACTCCGGGAGTTTGCCGCAACGGCAGACCTGACCGGGCGGCCCACCAGATACCCGGAGGGCGCTGCACAGTTTGCGGCGCGGAAGGAAAAGAAAGCGCATGATAGTAACCGATCCTGAGCACGGCACGCGGGAATGGTCTGAAGACCCGGTGGGCGATTTGATGAAAATGCGCCAGATAATTATAGACTCGTTTGAGAAAATCACAGAGGACGTCAAACGCTTCTGTGAAGGTCTGGACGATTTGACATACACGCTTTTGCCGCCGGAAACGCCCGGATGGGCCATTCACAACAAGCGCCGTTACCGGACACGCAGGGTTCAACCAAAGCTCCATCTGAACACGGCGCCGCTGGGTACTGCTACTTATTTATATAAAGCAAAAGAAATGAAAAATCTTGCGAGGTCCACAAAGACCCATCCAGCCCCGAAGAAGGGCGAACAGTGCCAATACACGTTCCGTATCACGTCGCAGCGGTGCGCGCCCTGCGACGGGTACAACAAGGAATGCAAAGAATACAGTGTGACGCACCACAAAACAAACTGAATGTAACCGCCCGGCCAGAGTTTTCAGCAGATAAGCAGCAGTTGTCATGTGTGAAGGCCGGGCGGTTTTTATATGGCGCAGAGCGTGCCCGCAGCACGCTGGGAGCGGGGTCGAACCCCGCCTGCGCCGCTTTGCTCGCATATTCCATGGAAGCCGGTCAAGGTTTGTTCATCTTCCAAAACTGGCAGGGAAATACGGATGCTGAAAAAAGCAGCACTAACCTTCCGTATAAGGCGGTGAAAGTCCGACCTGTCCGTATTTCCTAAACCGTGCCCGCATGGCAGTCCGGCATAAGCTGAACGGCACGTCGCAGCGTGAGCGCAGAAACGCCCTGTCCCAATTGCCCAGGCAAAAGGCAGCAGACCCGACCGCAACGGGTCGCCCCACCGCGCCACATCCCTTGCGCGGTGGGTTTTGATATGCGGGTGTAGAAAGGAAGTTGCCTGCCGTCCTGATCCCCCGGCGGCAGACAAGCCGGTTCGATTCCGGCCACCCGTGCAAGAACAAAAAGCAGAAGGGAGAAGAACAATGAAAGGGTACTACATGACGTTCAGGTGCAGGCTGTGCGGGAAGACCTTCACCAACGGCGGAACTGGTGATAAAGAGACAGCCTGGACCGCAACGGCAAATGCGGCGTTTACCGCCAGTGGAATTGGGCCGTTGAAGAAACTTGAAAACCAACCGCTTGTGCAAGAAACGCATTGCTGCGAAGACGGCAGTTTCGGCGTTGCGGATTTTCTGGGAATGAAGTGGGCAGAAGATGGCGAAATTGTGGCAGATTATTTGATCGGCAGCAGCCCGTGCCAGGACTTACCCCATAAAGCAAGGTGGGGTGACAAGAAGTGATTCACCTTGGCGACATCACAAAGATACACGGCGACCAGATAGAACCTGTGTATTGTATCACCTTCGGCAGTCCATGTCAGGATTTATCCATTGCAGGACGCAGGGCGGGACTTGCGGGAGAACGGTCGGGATTGTTCATGGAAGCAGTTCGGATCATCAAAGAAATGAGGAGGGCGACACATGGAAGTTATCCAGTTGTCGTTATTTGGGAAAATGTTCCCGGAGCGTTCAGTTCAAACGGTGGAGAAGACTTCCGCGCCGTGCTGGAAGAACTTGCCCGCGTGGAAGAACCAGACGCTTCAATTCCTAGACCTCCGAGGGGGGGGCAGATGGAGCAAGGCCGGAGCAATCGCCGGGAACGGATGGAGCTTGGCTTGGCGACAGCTCGACGCTCAATATTGGGGAGTGCCCCAGAGAAGAAAACGTATCGCTCTTGTCGTGGATTTTGCAGGTGGACGTGCCGGAGAAATACTATTTGAGCGCGAAAGCCTGCCGGGGCATCCTGACCAGAGCATCCCGACGTGGCAAGAAGCTGCAAGAACTGCTGGAAACCGCCCTGCTGGAAATGATCGAATGGTGGGCCAGCAGGGGGGGCAAGCCTACACCTTGAAAATCCGGTCAGGCTGTGCCGGGGGCGGCAAAGGCGCACTGGTGCAGACCGAAAAAACAGGAACACTTTCGACGCTACAAGATCAGACCCTTTTTCAGCCGGTTTATTGCTTGGCGGGAAACATTATTGACCGTTCCGAAACGGCCGGCGCAAATGGTTCTGGCGTGAAGGAAAACCAGAGCTACACGTTGAACACTGTTGACCGCCCGGCAGTAGCGTATAAGGTCTTTGATGCACGGGGAAATGGCGATGGGAAGATAGTTCCAACCATTACCGGAGACCATGAAAGCAGAGTGACCGACTACACCGCGATTCTGGCAGAAAGATACATAAACGCCCCAATCCAAACAACAACAGGTACGCTATCGCCCGGCGCACACGCAGGCAGCTACAATGGGCAGGATGCGTATAACGATATGCTTGTTCGTGGACAGGATAAAAGATTGCTCAAATGGATCGTCCGCAGACTGACCCCAACGGAATGCGAACGCCTGCAAGGCTACCCGGACGGGTGGACGGACATTGGAGAATGGACGGACACCAAAGGGAAAAAGCACAAGGCGGCAGACAGCCCGCGTTATAAGGCACTGGGAAACAGCATCGCGCTTCCGCAATGGTTCTGGATCGCCCAGAAAATGAAGCAATACCTTCCAGCGGGCGCAACGCTGGGCAGCTTGTTTGACGGAATCGGTGGCTTTCCTCTAGTGTGGGAAACTACATACGGGAAAGGCACGGCACGCTGGGCAAGTGAGATAGAAGAGTTTCCGATCGCGGTGACGAAAAGGAGGTTTGGAAGTGAAAATGTCAACAGTCAATAAAGCGGTGCTTGCCGCGCTCCTGACGGCTACGCTTATCGGAGGTGCAAGGAATGCAGCTTTGGAGAATCGAATCAACGATTTGGAAGGACAGCGCATTATCTATGCTGCACGTTTGGCAAACTGGCAAGACAGAGCGATTCAGGATGAAGAAGTTATCGACCAGTTACAGACTGCCGCCAATGAAAATGCCCTGCCGGATGGGCTGACAAAGGAATATGCCGGGAAATTTCTGTGCACGGCATACTGCACAGAAGAATACCCGCACATTTGCGGCACCGGCGACGGCATCACCGCCAGCGGCGCACCGGTGACGGCGGGGCTGACTGTTGCAGCAGATGAAAGCCTGCCGTTTGGAACCGTTCTGTACATAGAAAACATTGGCGTGCGCGTTGTGCAGGATCGCGGTGCAGCCATTCAAGGCAATAAGCTGGACGTGGCTGTTTCTGGCAGCCATGAGGATGCACTGAACTGGGAAGGATACGGCGAACACCGGGTCTGGATCATAAAGGGAAAATAAAATGAGAGAGGGAACTGAATGCAAAGCCTGCCCGGTTTGCGGTGGGCAGATTATAGTGTCGGATCACTGGATGTTTTCTTATGACCAGTTACTTGGAAAGCGTGGAAAACTCCTAAAGAAAAGAACAAGAAGCACATCGGGTCCGATGGAATGTCAGACAGCATACTGTCTGGATTGCAAAGAAGTGTGGAACGCTGACGAGTTCATGATAGACGAAGAAGATCGATTTGTGGACTTCAAAGATAGGGGAAATGGCTAAAAACATGGATCATAAAGTAAAAATCGGAAAGATAGAAGCGACCGGAATTTTCGCGGCGCTGGTGATCGCGGCAGCTGTTCTCTGGCTGGTGGCGGCTGTGCTTGTCCCGGCGGGGCTGGTGAAATTCTGCTGGCTGTATTTGATGAGGTAAAAAAATGAATTGCGATATTTGCAGAGCAAGGGAACGATGTGTACTGTATGTGCAGCCGGGATCGTTCATGTGCGCACTCTATCGGTTGCAACAGAGTTTAGAGGGAGAAGGCCAACCGCAACCTAAGCCGACGTTTTGCCCGTATTGCGGGAAACCGCTGAAAATCATTGGAACAGAACGATTTTGCACGAATATGGAGTGCGCAAATAGATATCAACCCATGGGAAGATAAGCATAGGTAAAGCGTGGAGCCGCCCGGCGCGGCGGCTTCTTTTTATATGAGCATGGGACAGGCCCCACCCGGTTCAAGCCCGGAAATGCCCACCGAAAGAAAAATAAACAGAAGGGAGCAGACGATGGCGAAGTTCAGCATCATGCTGTTTGGCATTGACAGCTATACGAAAGAAAATATGTATCTGCCGTATAAGCTGGAAGCAAAAAATGCGAATGCGGCAGTCCGCGAAGCGAGGAAACGCGCAAAGAGTGCCTATCCTGAGTTCATCGAAGACGGTGATCCTGACGTGGAGGTGGTGAGAAGATGAAACTTTCTGCACTGGCTGCCCAGATTAAGGGCTGCGGGCATTGTGAGGTAATCAACAACGGCGGCAGGATTTTCGTTGGCACGGGAAGTGCCTTTTACTGCATGGACGGCTATCCCAGAACACAGGACGCGGGAGAGCTGGGCGCTATGCTGGGCATTCCGCAGAAGAAGATGAAAAATATCTTCTACCACGAAGAGTACACCATGGATGGCAAGCTGTACGGCGTGAGGTGGGACGATGAACCGGAACATGAAGGAACCACCTCTGAAATCAAGACCCGGATCGTTATCAACGGAGAAGAACTTATCGCGTTGCGAAATCCTGACGGCAGCGTTGGATTTATCCGGTCGGAACTGTTGAAACCTGTGGAAGGCGAACTGAACAAGGAATTTGCGCAGATTTGTGTACGCCCTGCCAATCAGGGGCAACGGTTCATCTATGCCGTGAAGGACGGCATGATCCTTCGGGCGCTGATTGCGCCTATGAATATCAAAGATGACGTGGCGAATGATCTGGACGAAATCATAGCAGAGCTGATGTCAAGACGGCAGAGCAGGATCATCGAAAAGATGCACGATGACTTGCAGGACTTGGCTGCCCAGGAAGCAGCGGAGAAAGCCAAGCAGATTAAAAATCGGGAGGAAAAATAATGGATGCTGTAGAAAAAGATGTCCGTTTGCTGGTCAAAAAGGAACTGAGAGCCGCAAACCAGAATTTTCCGATGTTCCATAGCGCACATGAAGGGTGGGCTGTGATCCGGGAGGAAATGAGCGAAGCGGAAGTGGAACGCTATCTGCTGGACAGGTGGATTGAAGAACGCCTGTGGAACGAAGTTAAGGGCGATTTGCAAATCCCGAAAGAAGACCTGAAGGAAATGCAGTACCGCGCCGTCCACATGGCGGTTGAAGCAATCCAGCTGGCAGCGATGATCTGCAAGCTGGAACGGAGTCAGCGCCGGTGGCCGGAGAAGATAAGAGAACTCTAAAGAAAGGCGGAAAGCATCATGACATTGACCAAAGAAACCATCGAAAAGGCAGTTAGCTGGTGGGCTGGAAAACTAATTGACAGCCAGCCGCACAGCAACGGAGATTTGGGCTTTAGCTCCGTTGTGGAATGCTTCCTTGCGGATGCGGCAAGACAGGATGTCACACTGGACCAGCTGAACGTATTCAAAAAAGCTCTGGGAAAGCGGATTGAAGAAGCCGCGAAAGAGAACGTTCTTAGCGTTGCCATGGAGTGCGACTACAGACCGTGCAGAATTTTGGCAGAATCCGCAGATGAAGCCGGGATCAGCACGGCGAACTTTCCGTTCAAAACAGCAATGTTTCTTTCTGAAAAAGAGGGCGCTGTAGTGAAAGATGGATATGGTGCATCCTGGGTCAGGATTTGAGGTGGCGGCATGGACAAGAAAAAAGACACCCCGGCGGAAGTTGAAACCGTCACGGTGACAATGAGCCGCCCGGTGGCGGAAGCTGTGCAGGCTGCTTGCGAGATGTATCTGCGCCTGCACATGGGCCAGTTTAATGATCTTGCGGAAGACCTCTGCATGGCGAAGCACTATGCCGATATGGATGCAAAGCGATTCAAAAACGCAGAGGACGAAAAAGAAGATTTTTACCGGGCACTGGAAAATCGGAACATGATGCAGGACGACATGGATAGAGCTTATCAGATGTTTGCCTGTCACCCACTTATCGAAGACGGTATGCGCATTCCGTACCGGGCAGAACAGGTCTGGCTGGGTATCCGTCATGCGCTGGCGTGGCACGATAAGCCGGAGGGCGACTGGACGAATGTGAGCTTTGACAAGCCGCTGAACCGGTCGGATCAGCCGCAACCCACTGTGAAGCTGACAACCACCGCAGATCATGAGCCGAAGCGTGATGAAAAGAAAGCAAAAGGCGGGAGAACAAAAAAGTGAGAAGAGATGTCGAGATAAGAATTTGCGATCGCTGCGGAAAAGAAATAATGCTGGATCGGCACAAAAGCGGCTATTCGGAAGCTCTCAGGGCATGGAAAGAAGGGCCAATCAAAGACACTGACCTTTGCCCAGAGTGCTACAAGCTGTACTCCGAAACGATGACTAAATTTTGGAAGGCAGAAAACAATGGTTAAAGAAATCTGCGAAAGGTGCGGAAAGGCCTATGAAGCCGGTCCGAACACCCACTACTGCAAGGAATGCAGAAAAGAAATCCGAAGCGTGGCAGCAAAGAAGAGAAATCTTTCTGATATGGGACACGCTGCAAGAAAGGAAAAAGCAAATGAGCGAAAGAATGATAATTGATGCCCTGCCGGTCAGAAATAATATTCTGTTGGGAATCATGGAAACAAAAACGGGAAACGTGGTTGTGGATGCGATGATCCAGAGCGCATTTAGAGCTTGCATCGAAGAACTGGACGGCGCACCGGTAGTGGAAGTACCGGAATGGCGGCGGGCGAGTGATCCACCGCCCACCCACAATGAAACCTGGCATGATGGCGATGAAGTTTACTCCGGCGAAACCAGCATGAAGGTGTGGGCATACTGCGCAGATGGCACCCAGCACGATGCTCACTATGAAATCCACGATGGCAACGGACAGTGGTTTGTTGAGGGGAAGGATGACAAGTTCAGTGAACACGGCAACGTGACGCACTGGATGTACTACCCAGCGGCACCAAAAGACTGACTGCCAGAAATTGGCAAAACAAAAGCATAACCTAAAGGGGCGAAAGTCCTCTTTAGGGAGCTTGTATACCCGTTATTTCTGTGACTGTGCTGGTCCACAGAAGAAAAAATAAACACAGGAAGCTGACCGGGACAGGAGGTGATAGGGATGCGCAGAAACTATATCAGAGAAAAAAAGATTATCTGTGGTGATAGTTATATGGCTGTGTGTCTCTACGCCATTACCCCGCAGGAACGAAATACCAGAGGGAAGAAGCAGAAGAAGTCTGGTGAAAGGCAGAAAGCCCGGAACAAGATGTCTTCCCTGCGGAAAAAGCAAAGAAAGGTTGTTGCGAACTTCACGAAGAATGGGTTCTTCCTTTCCGGGACGTTTGAAGAAGTTTTCTTGCCGGACGACTTTCTGGGATGCGTCCGGGAAACAAAGAACTATAAGCGCCGTGTAATTGCCGCAATCTGCAAGCGGTTCAAGATTGCCCGGGAGAAAATCAAAATGATGCTCTGGGCTGTGCGCAAGGGCAAAGATGGCCGGTTACATATGCACGGCTTTGTAGAGTGCATCGGGCTTGACCAGATCGACCGCCGCGAAGTGCGCGAAATGCTGGAAGACCTCTGGCGTCGCCGTATTCCCGGAACAAACGAGTATGAAAGTATGGGAACCATGAATGCGGATCGCATTGACATGAAAAAAATTCTGGGAACAGACCAGACAACGCAAGGCAAGTACGGAACGGTCGGGTATATCTACAACCACACAGAGCGTGTCTGCATCGAAACCAAAAACCTGATTTTGCCGGAAGAGCAGGTACCCAATGACACGAAGTGGAGTAGAAAACAACTTCGGGACGCCTGCGGCGATATGCAGAATGACGCCTATTGGTGGAGCCAGCGTTTCCCGGGCTGGAAACTGGAAAAGAGCGTTGTTTACAATCCGGGGGAACTGCACCAGTCTGACCAAACCCGGGAAGACGGCTGGGAAGTAACGGAAGCACAATGCTATGCCATTCTGAGCCGGAAATGGTAAAGGGGGAGACATGAGCACAAGATTGAGCCTTGAAGACCTGCCGCCGCGCTACCGGGCGCAGGCGGAAGCCCAGATTGCCCGGCGGACAAGGGAAAAGTGCGCCCCGGCGCAGCAGACATTGGCGGATGCAGCAAAGTCTGCTGGAAAAATCGGGAAAACCTTCGAGAGCCGGGGAGAATACGAGTATTACATATCTGCGATCCTGCCAGGAATTGAATCTGGCAGGATCATCAAGGCAACGCCGCACGTTGCCTTTCCCCTGCTGCCCGCAAAGGAGTATGGCAATGTCAAACTGCCAGCGGCGCGATATACGGCAGACTATGTGTTAGTGTATGCTGATGGCGCGGTGGAAGTGGTTGAAATTAAGTCAAAATTCACCCGGCGGGCACAGCGGGACTACATTTACCGCCGCAGGCTGTTTATTGACCTGATCGCAGAGCCAAAAGGCTATAAATTTACGGAAATCATCACGCCGGACAGCAAGGATGAAATCCGGGAGTGGAAACGCCTTGCAAAACAGGCAGGAAGGAGTGAAAAGCTGTGACAGATGAAGAAAAGGCAAGGTTTGAGACAAACGCGGTGTTTCTTTGCCGTGAAATCAGCAAAGAAACCGGTCAGATCGCGGTCTATGAGCTGGATGTGCCGGTAGATGGTCACATGATCTTCTGCCTGCGCATTCGGCAGCAGTTCAACCCGGAACTGCGGTATTTTGTGGTCGGAGAAAAATTCTACACGGCACACAAGCAAGAAATCGTTGCCAGCTTGAAAAAGCGCCGGGTGCTGAAAGATAAAATCGAAATCATGGGGCCTATTGTCGAACTGGGCCGCTGAGAGGTGAATAAACATGAGTAAACCACGAAGAAAGCCGTTCCCGGAGTATTTCAAGAAGTCTCTGGGCTTGCAGGTGAAGCAAAAGCAGGCAGCCCGCCGGAAAGCGGCGCTGGAAGCAAAGAAGAAAGTTGCTACAAAAAAACAGTGACTGCAGAGCCGCAGGAGGGCGCAGAAGATGCGGATTGAAGATGCAAAGATCATTTTGGACTACGCGGCAGATATTCCGAAGAAACTGCGCGCCATTGCTGAAGAACAGGCGGAAATCGAAGCAGAATTGAGCTGCCTGCGCGGAATTGAGTACAGCGGTATGCCCCACGGCAGCGGGCACAGTGACAGCACGGCAGACCTCGCGGAAAAGGCAGAGGAACGGGGATATACTGAGCGTCTGCATGATCTGGAAATCCAAAAAACTATTTTACAGGGCGATTCTCGCGTGATTTGGGCACAAATTTGGACACTAAATGATGTGTACAGACGGATCATTAAGGGACTGTGGATGAAAGGCCACAGTTTTGAGGAAGTGGCAAACGAAATTGACTACAGTGTTTCACATACAAAGCGTAAAAAGGTGGAAGCACTTGTGCGAATGGCGGAAGCGCTGGAATGGATGCCGATGGCGGAAGAAATCCGTGCGCGTGCGTATAACGCGCGTAAGTAAAGCACACCAGCTTAGAGAATGCAAACGCTGCACCCCCGGAAGGGTCTACGAAAAACGTGAAAGCATTTCACCTTCGCGCGTATGATATAAAGGCAAATTAGGCCGGGAAAGCTTACGCGTATGTGAAACATTTCCGCGAAACGCAAAAACGCCGCTGGGAAACAAACACGAATACCCGAAACAATGAAAAATGAGCAAAGAAATACCCGGCGGGCTGTATGGCCTACCGGGTATTTCTTTATTCGTCAATTTTCAAGACGTGGATCGTGGGTGGCTCTGGCGTGGTACGGTAATAGCGCCCGTCCTCATAGTTCAGGTCTGTTACACGGTCCCACCAGGAAATGCACCCGTGTTCGAGCTGGGCACTTTCCATGGCTGTTTTTGCCTGCTGTTCGGTCAGACCGTCGAATAACAACCGGCTGCCGTCTGCAAAGCTGGCAACAAGTCGCCAAGGAGCGAAAACTTCACCTTCAATCACAAAAACATCTCCTTTTTTACGCATTTTGTAAAGCATAGTTCAATTTCTGGCACGAAAAATAGAAAATTCGTTGATGAAAGTATAACACAAAAAGCCCCGGCGGGATACCGGGGCGAGTACGATTAAAAGCAATAGGATTCTTTGCCCAGTGGGCTTTCAAATCCAAAACAAACGACAAAACCGTCGCAAGTTTGCTGAATCGTGTTCAGCTGATAGCTGTGCCCACAAGTATAGCTTGATTTCAAGCGATACTTGAAACAGAAGACGTCTTCACCCCGCCGCCATGCGAGCGCCAGTGAGCGCTTCAGTGCACGGTCGTCCGGGAAAATGTGCTTTTTGCCAGAGCAGTCAACGAAAAATGGTTTAAACATAACAAAACCTCCTATTTCATGATGGAAAAGCCCACGGAAAGCAAAGAGTTAAGGTTAGACCCGCTCAAAATGGGACATGGTGCGCCGGGAAAGCGCAAAAGCGATAGCAGGCACATCGTCATCCGTTTCGCTGACGGCCTTGATTGCTTCGGCGATGCGGGCCAGATCGTCAACCGTGATGCCGCCTGGTTTGCGGCTACTTTCGGCTGCATCGTTCAAAATGCGGTCATATTCTTCACAATCGCAGCGGGTGCAGTAGTCGTTGGCAATGCAGGCGTAACGTGCGCCCGCAGCGTCAAGAATGCGGGTTTCCTTGAGTTTCATGTAAATACCTCCAAAGTGATGTGCATTTGCTCGTCCCGGTAGGGATTCGAGTTTTTAGATTTGCCGATCTGGGTATATAGATACCGGGGCCGGTGACGTGTTGCCCTTGCGGGCTGGGATGGGGCTGCTTTACGGTGCAACCCCGTCAGAGTATCCGTTTTACTGCTGGCCGTCCAGAGCTTCCATGACGCGGTGGGCGGCATATTTGCCATTGTCGTTGAGCTGGCGCTGCCAGACACCCAGCGACGGCGCCCACCGGAAACCGTTGCGCTTGAGAAGTGCCCTGGTTTCGTCATCCGGCTTGCCGTCGAACTGGAGTTGAACACGCATTGCTTCGGTGTTCTCACGGTAGGTGTAGCCGTCGTGTTCCTCTTCAACCGGCTTAGATGCCTTGACAGCTTCCAGCGTTTCAATACGCTGTTTAACTCGCTTGATGTTGGCGTTGCTGTTTGTAAGTTCGTAGGTCGGGAAGGGCTTGCCGTAGAAAGCCAGGGGGGAACCGTCGCCGTTGCGGCCACCGGGCAGATACACGCCGGGGCGGGTGATCCATGCCATGGTGTCAGCAGGGATGCCCTCAAAGCCTTTCAGCGTTTTGTTCTTGCGGTAGTAGGCATTGGCGGACACCATGAGCGCGTGCGCTTCCTCCAGTCCGGCCAGCTTTGCCTGGAGAAAATCAAGAACTTCGGGATCATCGGATTTAACAGCCAGAGTATGTGCCCGCTTGAGCATATCCAGATAGTGGTCTGCTTTGCGCCAGTTCTCCATGTTCTTGTCCCACGCTGCAATCTGCTTTTCCTTCTTGCGGGTCGGGAAGTTGCCAGCGCCACAGATCAGCACGGACGGGCACCGGGTGCCGATCTCGTTGTCCCGGTTGATGGCTTCAGCCAGAACGGAGCAATACCGGTTATACAGGTATTCGGCACGCTCCCGCTGTTCATCCGTGGCACATTTTGCCTTGACCTTTTCCAGAATCGCGGCGGCTTCGGCGCACTGGGCGTTGTAACTGGCGGTGGCACTGCCTTCCTTGTAGTCATCGAAAGAGCGCATTTGCTTTGCCAGACGGGCGGCGGATTCGTTGATAATAGTAGCCATTGTTAGACCTCCAAATATTCAGTTTTCAAAGTGTCCGGCGGGGTGCCGGATGGGATCAGGGCGCTTTGATCGGTGCGCCCTGTCAAGGTGTCCGGGTCAATGGTATTTCTTTTTCATGTGTTCAACTGCGGCGGATGCTTCACGGCGGGTGTCGCAGTGGCAGCTTTCGTAAACGATGAAAGCGGGCATTGTTACGCCGGGGCCGCCGGTCGGGTTTAACTCACCGCCCTTGTGGGTGTATCCGGCACGAACCGTGAAACCGCCGCGGCTGGATGGTGTGATTTTATATTCCATGCGTGACCTCCGATATTTGATTTTCAAAGCGTTTCGCTCGCCCTAGTAGGGCTTGCGGTTTTCGTGTGGCCCTTGCGGGCTGGGCAGGGTCGCTTTACGGTGCGGCCCTGCTGAGGTATCCGGGGCGGGTCAGATGATCCATTCGGCGCTACTGTAGTCGGCGGCGTTGTGGACGATGAAAGCATACAAGGCGCGGGAAATAGCGGAAAGTGCTGCTAAAACTTCGCTGTCCCGGTTCACGTCTTCGCTACACTGGTAAATGAAACTGTCCAGAAACTTGGCGAATGCGTAAAAATCGCGGTCGATGGTGTAGTGTCCATTATCCCAGATCAGCGTGTGGAGCAGATGCGGGAAGTTCTGCGGCATGGCGGGCACGCCGTCGAGTTCGTCCGGCTGGATCTGGTAGCGGTCTTCATAAGCCGATTCGTTCAGCCTGTAAAGAGCGGCGTAAATTCTGCGGTCGTCGAACAGGCTGTCATACGGGTACATACAGGACTTGAATGCCCGGCAGGTCTGCGGGGTGATGACGTCGCAGGAAAGAAGGTCCATACCACCGGCCCCGTTGAGAAGGAAAGCCAGACCGTGAGCAACGGCGGCGGTGTGTTGAGTGGAAAGCTGAATGCAAGACATGGTAAAACCTCCTGTTATTCTGTTGTGTCTGGGTGTGGACCCATGAGCGCCCGCCCCGGCGGGGCGGCTGGGCTTGCACCAGCGGCGGCGGGATGCCGTCGGCCTTGCGGGTCAAGAAAAGATAAGTGTTCCACGGGCCAAACGAGCACGGACGGCGGAAAGGGTCAGATAATCGCAAGCGTTGTCCCATCCGTCCCCACGATAGCCGCGAATGTAGGGATAAAGTGTAACGGGGTTTGAAGAATCCCAAGCGACGGCGTGGTGAACACAGTGCGTGTCATCGCTGACATAAACGGTGAGCCTGCCGACGGTGTGCATGGTGTAGGTTTTGTAGGTCTTCATGGTAAAACCTCCTGTTATTCAGTTCTCAAATTGTCCCGGCGGGGTGCCGGGTGTGGGGCGGGGCCGCTTTTGTCGGGTGCGGCCCTGCTGGGGTGTCCCGGGGTTCAGAACATCGAAATTTGTTCACAGGCGGCAGCGGGCACGGGCACGGCCTGCTTTGCATCTTCGCAGGCTTTGCGGGCTTCGCGCCACTTTGCCAGCGCGGCGGCCTGTGCCGGGCGGTCGTCTTCGGAGACGGCCATAAATTCCCGCTTTGCCTTGTCCGCTGCCTTTTTCAAATCGGCGGCGCTGGGGGCGCTGGTCTGCTGGGGCTTGTCCTGCTGGGCGGCGGCCTTTGCGGCTTTGCGCTGGTCGGCCAGCATTTTATTATACGCCCTGATATCATCAAGAGATTTGAACCGCTTTTCTGCGGGCTTCTTCGGTTCGCGCTTCTCAACCTGCCAGCGGCCGAACAAATAAGCCACTGTCATATAGTAATCGCCGCCGCCTTGCTCAGCGGCTGCCCGGGTCAGCGGGTCAGCGTCGGCGGGCAGGTCTTCGGGCTTGGGGCTGTCCTTGTACTTCCAGAGCTTGCAGCGGATCACGGCCTTTTCGCCGCGCTTGACGCTCAGCCCGCCGTTTCTGGGGCTTTTCCAGCCGTCGAACGTGTGGAAAAGAGCGGCGCACAAGTCGCCCTCTGCGATCTCCACCGGATCGGGTGCGGTGCCGTCTTCGCCCGGCTCCACGATGATCTTCGCGGCGGCGTCGGCGATTTCGGCGGCGGTGTAGTAGTGAGCGGCCAGCTTGTGCAGCTGTTCGGGGGTGTACTGGGCACACACGGCGGCTGCAATAAGATCATTATTTTTCATGGTGTAAAACCTCCTGTTATTTTGTTCTCATTATTCCCCGGCGGGGTGCCGGGTGTTGGGACCGGGTCGCTTTACGGTGCGGCCCGTCAAGGTGTCCGGCTGGGATCAGGCGACGGCATCGGCAGCGCAAAAGCTGTGCGGGATTTCGGCGGCGACCTTTTCCAGCGTGTCACAGTCGGTGTGATAGGATGGCTCCATATCGCCGGTGATCCGGTCGGTATGGTAGAAAGTCACCTGCCAGCCGCCCGGGGTGCGGGTGCTGGGGGCTACAATGATCTGCCGCCCGGGGTAGGTGTACCGGGTGACGGTGTAGCGCCGCACCTGGGAGATGATCGCGGCGGTGCGGGCTGCAAGGGTGCGCGCAAACTCGCAATCTTCGCGGTCATCGAAAAAGAGCTCTGCCGGGTCGCCGGTGACGTCAGGCAGCGGATCAAGCTGGTATTCCTTCATGCTGCAACACTCCTTTGTTCGTGGTGTACGTTCGTATAATCTCCAGACTGCTGCCGGGGTAGTGGGGCGGGGTCGCTTTGCGGTGCGGCCCTGCTAAGGTGTCCGGGGCGTTCAGCCCAAAAGAGCGGCGGCGGCATCCTGCCAGGTGGGGAAGGCGTAGAACGTGCGGCGTTCGTCGTTGGTGTTCTCGCCGGTGATCTGGGCGGCGATCCGCTGCCCGGTGCGGGGGTCCCATCCTTCCAGCCGATACCCGGCAGCCTGCAGGCGCTGGGCTGCGGCGTTCTCTGCCTTGTTGCGCTGGCGGATCTGTTCAAGTGTCATCATGGCGCGGGCTCCTTTCAATCTTCGGTGCAGTCATGGCAAAACAGAGCGTCAACCACTCTGTCATCTGCGAAATTGTCCGGGGTGTCGTTGGCATCAACTACCAGCTGCACCCGGTCATAAATCCGCAGATCAGTTTTTGCATCGACGGTAAAAAACCAGTCGTCACCGTCCAGCGCATCGGTGCACCAGACTTCAACCGCGCCGTCATCGGTGGCGGTCATGCCCTGCACAATGGCCGGGGCGATGTAGCGGCCAAGGGGGCCGACAGTGTAGGGACAGCCGGTCGCGGCGGCTTTCGGTGCGGTGCCCGCCAGAATGGCGGCGACCATTGCGGCGGTGGTGATAATTTTGTTGAGCTTACGCATGATAAAATCCTCCTGCAATCGTTGGTTTTGTTCGGCTTACGTTGCACTGTACCGTGCCGCTTGCCGTGGCTACATGATAGCACTGTACCGTGCTAGTTGTCAAGCCCTGTACCGTGCAATCTACTTTTTGCACAAATCCTGTACCGTGCTTTTGTGCAAAATGGCACTGTACAGGGTGACGGCAGGGGTGCTATATTATATTTATAAATAAAAAGCAAGGGTGAAATTATGGCTATATCTGCAAAAAAAAGACTGACAAACGACAAATACAACGCAAAATGCACGCAAATAAATATAAAACCACTGGCAAAAGAAGCGGCAGCGATAAAGGCAGCTGCGGCTGCTGCAAACCAGAGCTTGCAAGGCTACATTTTGCAGGCGGTCCGCGCCCGGATGGAGCAGGACGGGCAGCCGTTAGAGTTGGACCCGGAGCAGAAAAACGGGGAAGAAGGGGGACTATAGGGGGTTACTGGGGAGGCTATAGCTCACTAAGTTCTAGCCCTACACATAAAGCACTACCCGGTAAAGTGGAGAATCTGACCCCTCCGGCGCGGCGCAAAGTACCGCCCGGAAAAACCGTGAAACAGTACCCCCGGCGGCGTTCCGTGGAGCGGGGTCAGGGCAGAAGATCACAGCAGCACACAGCACAGCAGGCAGGACAACGCCACACACGGCGCGCCCTGCCTGCTTCTTTTTTTTCTCCTGATCCACGCCCGCCGCCCTGCCTGATCCGCAGCACATCGGGCACCAGCGCCCGCACTGATCCGCCGCGCTGGTTGCTGATCTGCCGCACAGACTGCACCGGATCACGCCGCCCGCCTGCCTGATCCATAGCAAAGCAGACCACGCCGCCGCCCTGATCCACACCGGCAGCAGGTACCCGCCCGCCCTGCCTGCTCTCCTGCCCTGGCACACAGCACAGCCGCCCGCCCTGACCAGCCCACCAGCCGCCCGTCCGACGAGGCCGCCCCGCGCGGGCGCGAGGTACTGCGCGCGCGCCCGCGCTAATTAGCGGGTCCAACAGCGCAAAAGTTCGCTAGATTTTAATGCAAATTTTCCATTTCCGGCAGACCCCCGGAAAAAAGTTCCCCGGGGGTCAAAAAAGGCGGGAAGGCAAAAGATGATACTCCATGATACTGATTTTCTGCTATAATTGGTACAGTGGATTTTTGACAAAGCCCGGCGGCAGCGATGCCGTGGGGCTTTTGTTATACAGAGCTGCTTACAATTCGTAAGCGACCTGCAAAATATAATGCTCTGCCGGGTGCGCCCGGTGGGGCATTTTTTATTGGAGGATGCACAATGCCCAGGCGGAGCGACAAGAAAGATGCCGCCCGCGAAGAATACCTACGCCGTATGCGAGAAGACGGCGCGGTGAATCTTGCGGCGTTGGCAGAAGATATCGGCGTGAACTATGACACGGTGCGCCGGTGGAAGTCCAAGGAAAAGTGGGACGAGCTGGAAATTCCGCCGAAAAAGAAACGTGGAGGTCAGCCCGGAAACCAGAACGCAGAGGGAAACCCCGGCGGCGGTGCCCCGCCCAGAAATAAGAACGCCCAGAAACACGGCGGCTATGCAGCGGTGTTCTTCGATCAGCTGACGGATGATGAAAAGTTCATCATGGACAAAACGCCGAAGACCGCTGTTAAAGCCCTTCGGGAAGAACTGGGCATTCTGAAAGTTCAGGAAAAAAGAATCCTCAGCCAAATCACCGCGCTGGAAAACGCGGATCAAGATGAACTATACATCAGCACGCTGCTTGATATGCGAGTGCCGGGAAAGGTAAACGGCGCGAAACAAGACGGTGCAAACCAGAACATGGGTATGTACTCGAAGGAGAGCGCGTTTACCAGAAAGATGCATTTGCAGGAAGCCTTGAACAAGGTGGAGGGCAGAATTGCAACAATCATCGGAAAGCTACAGCAGGCAGAGGAAACCGAAGCCCGCATGAAACTGGAACGTGAGCGGATAGAATTTGCAAAGGCCCGCGCGATTGGCGCATTCGATGTGCCGGACGAAACGGAAGAGGATGCAGACAATGACACTTTACACAAGTAAGGTTGTGGCACAACACCTAAACCTCACGGAACGCCGGGTACGGCAGCTGAGGGATGAGGGTGTGATCCGGGAAAAGAGACCGGGGCTGTATGATCTGGTGGACACCATGACGCGCTACATCAAGTACATTGGCGCGGGGAGCAAAGCCGACCTGAATGATGAAAGAGCCAAGCTGACAAAAGAAAAAAGAATTGCGGCCGAAACAGAAAACCGGGTGAGGAAGGCTGAACTTCTGGAAGTAGGCGATGTAGAAAAAGCTTACTCTGCTATGATGATGAACTTTCGTTCCCGCATTCTGGCACTGCCGCAAAAACTGGCACCCGCCGTTGTAGCACTGGAAGGCGATGAACAGCAGGTGCAAGACCTGATCCAAGCGGAGCTGGAAGAAGCTCTGGAAACTCTGAGCCACGCCGAAGAAGCGCTGGCAGAACCGGAGGATGGGGCGAATGAAGAAGCGGAAGAAAAAGACACGGGATAAAAACCCGTGCGCTGGCTGTGAATGGGGGTACGAACTGAATGAGCAGCAGGTGTATTGCCCACTGCCAAGGTGCGTGAACCGTGACAAAGAAAAGAAAGACTGTAGAGGTAGCCCCGGAAGTGAAGGAGTTATTTGCCCGGGTGCTGCTGAAACTGAAACCACCGCCGAAGCTGACAGTCAGCGAGTGGGCAGATAAGTACAGAAGAATGTCGCCGGAAGCCAGCGCAGGAACAGGGCGGTGGCACACAGACAACGCGCCGTATCAGCGTGCCGTGATGGATGCCATTGGTGATCCACATATCCGCATGGTTGTGGTCAAGACATCATCTCAGATCGGAAAGACGGAAATCATCTTAAACACGCTGGGATATGCGATTGACTACACTCCGGCACCGACACTGGTAATGCAGCCGACGGTAGAAATGGGACAAACCTTTTCTAAGGATCGTCTGGCACCCATGATCCGAGACACCCCAGAACTGCGAAAAAAGGTCGATGCCAAGAGCCGCTTCTCCGGGAATACGATCATGCAGAAAGCATTTCCGGGTGGACACGTCACCATCGTTGGAGCAAACAGCCCGGCGGGGCTTGCATCCCGACCGATCAAGTTTGTTCTGGCAGACGAGGTGGACAGATATCCGGCATCGGCTGGCACCGAGGGCGACCCGCTGACGCTGGCAAGAACCCGCCAGACAACATACTGGGACAAGAAAACGGTGCTTGTCTCCACGCCAACCATCAAGGGCACCAGCAGGATTGAAAAAGCCTGGCTGGAAAGCACGATGGAAGAGTGGACGGTGCCGTGCCCGGAATGCGGAGAGTATCAACCGCTTGTTTGGGCAAACGTAGTTTTTGATCGGGAGAACTGGCCGCGCGGTGGCGTGCAGTACCGGTGCGAATACTGCGGATGCATTGCCGGTGAATATCGCTGGAAAGCACAGGGCAGGAAGGGAAGGTACGTTGCGCTGCACCCGGAACGGGAAGTGCGCGGATTTCACCTGAATGTTCTAGCATCGTCATTCTGCGCATGGTCTGGCATCGTCACGGAATTTCTTTCCGCGAAAGAAGCACTGGATCATGGCAACCCCGAGCTGATGAAGGCATGGGTCAACACCAAACTTGGGGAAACATGGGAAGAGCGCGGCGAGAGTGCGGACGATATGGCGCTGTACAGCCGCCGCGAAATGTACCCGGCAACTGTACCGGCTGGCGTGCTGGTACTGACCTGTGGCATCGACGTTCAGGATGATCGCTTCGAGCTGGAACTTGTGGGCTGGGGAGTTGGAAAGGAAAGCTGGGGCATTCGATATCAGAAGATATATGGCGACCCACTTAAACCTCAGATTTGGGAAGACCTTGACAAGTTCCTGCAAACCCGCTGGCGAAGGGAAGACGGCGTGGTGCTGAATATCCTTGCGGCGGCAATGGACACCGGCGGACACCATACGGACGCAGTTTATCGTTTCTGCCTAGAACGCTGGCAGCGGCACCTTTATGCCATCAAGGGACGCGGCGGCGTGGAAACGGTGTTCGTGTCGAAGCCGTCAACCGGCAATCGCGTGGGCGTGCCACTGTATACAATCGGCGTTGATAACGGCAAGACCATGGTGTACCAGCGCTTAAATGTACAGACACCCGGCCCGAACTACTGTCATTTCCCGCTGGATGAAGCAGCAGGATATGACGAAACCTACTTCAAAGGCTTAACGGCAGAGAAGCAGGTCGTGCGCTGGAAGAAGGGCAGACCCACGACAGCATGGGAACTGAAAGACCCTAACTACCACCGCAATGAACCGCTGGACTGTCGGGACTATGCGCTGGCAGCACTGGAAATCGCAAACCCTGTGCTGGAAGACCCGGATGCAGAAACGGAAATGCCGGTGGTACAGCATCCGGCGGGACGAAGAATCGTATCGGGAGGTATTGGATAAATGGCTGGAATCACATTGGAGCAGGCAGAAGCCAAGCTGCAAACCTGGATGGAAGCCGAAGAAAAAATTGCCAGCGGGCAGGGCTATTCCATCGGAGACCGCCGCCTGACCCGTGCCGACCTTTACACTGTACGCGGTGAGATCGAATTTTGGAACAACAAGGTAAAAGAGTTGGAAACGGCAGCAACGGCCGGCAGAAACCGGATGTACCGGTTTGTGGCGCGTGATATTTGACGGAGGACGGCATGGGTAAGATGAACCTCATGGATCGTGCGATTGCCGCCGTTGCCCCGGAACACGCCCTGCGCCGGGCGGTAGCGCGGGAAAGCCTGCGCTTTATCAATTCTGGCTATGGCAACTACGGCGCATCCACGACCAAAAAATCTATGCGCGGCTGGCAGTTCGCTGGCGGCAGCGCGAAAGAGGATATCGAAGATAACCTTAAAACCCTGCGCGAAAGAAGCCGCGATGCTTATATGGGTGTGCCCATTGCTACCGGCGCACTTAAAACTCTGCGCACAAATGTTGTGGCTGGCGGCTTGACCCCATCGCCGCAAATCGACGCGGACTTTCTGGGGATGACCCCGGAACAGGCAAACGATTTGCAGATGCAGATCATCCGGGAATTTTCGCTGTGGGCAGACAGCCCGCTTTGCGATGCTGACCGGATGGATAACTTCTACAAGCTACAGCAACTTGCCTTTCTTGCCTACATGATGAACGGTGATGCCTTCGCCGTGTTGCCAATGCGGGAGAGCGTGGGGCAACCGTATGACCTGCGTGTGCAGCTGATCGAAGCTGACCGGGTGTGCAGCCCGGATCAGGAAGACCGGCTGTTTCCCTGCAACGTAGACGATAAGGCGGTAGAAAGCATTGTGCAGGGCGTGGAAACGGATAGCAACGGCATGGTGATCGCCTACTGGATTTGTAACCAGCATCCGTTGTCAAGCCTGTACGCCTTACCGGAGCCGTTAAAGTGGCAGAGGGTGGAAGCATACGGTGCGACCACAGGGCGAAGGAATATCCTGCACATCATGAACCGGGAACGCTCCGGGCAGCGGCGCGGCGTGCCGCTGCTGGCACCGGTACTGGAAGCGCTGAAACAGCTTGGAAGGTATACGGATGCCGAAATCACAGCGGCGGTCATCAGCGCGATGTTCACCGTGTTTATCACGAAAGACAACCCATCCATTGGCCGTCCGCTGGGTGAGGTGATCCCGCCGAACCAGCAAATCGACGCGGCGGATCGGGGCACCATTGAACTGGGGTCTGGCGCAATCATCGACCTGAACGAGGGAGAGAAGGTGGAATTTGCAGACCCAAAGCACCCGAACACGGGCTTTGATAATTTCTCCGCCGCTATCATCAAACAGATTGCGGCAGCGCTGGAAATCCCAAGCGAAGTGCTGATGAAGCAATTTACCGCAAGTTACAGTGCAGCGCGTGGTGCCCTGAACGAGTTCTGGCGCACCTGCGATATGATGCGCTCATGGTTCGTGGATGATTTCTGCCAGCCAATCTATGAAGAATGGCTGACAGAAGCCGTTGCCAGCGGCCGCGTTTCTGCACCGGGATTTTTTGATGACCCGGCAATCCGAAAAGCATACACGTCCTGTACTTGGAACGGTCCGGCGAGAACCAACCTGAACCCGGTGCAGGAAGTGGATGCAGCTGTGAAGCGTGTGGATGCCGGTTTCTCGACAGCGGATCAGGAAACCGCGACAATGAACGGCGGAAGCTATGCGATGAACATTCGCCAGCGGGTCATTGAAGCAAAGATGAAAAAGGAGGTGGACGATATTGCGAAAGAAGGAAATGTTCCGAATCGTGAATCAGGCGGAAACACCGCCGACCAAAACCGTAAATAAGCACTTCTGGAAGTTCCGCAATCTGGCCGATGATGACCAGAAAGCGGAACTTCTGCTTTACGGCGATATCGCAGAAAAAAGCTGGTGGGGCGATGCCGTCACCCCGAAGCAGTTTGCAGAAGACCTTGCCAATCTGGGCAATGTAAAAGAGATCACAGTCTATGTGAACTCTGGGGGTGGCGATGTATTCGCCGCACAAGCCATTGGCAATATGCTGGAACGCAACAGCGCTACTGTTACCGTTCACATCGACGGTCTGTGCGCAAGCGCAGCCACCATCATTGCCTGCCATGCAGACAAGGTTGTTTCTGCCGCAGACGGCAGCTATATGGTTCATCCGCCGAGCATGGGCATTTGTGACTTCCTGACAGCCGCAGATATGCGGAACTGCCTGAAAGCGCTGGACACCATCCGGGACAACATTGTTGCACTGTACGCTAAGAAGACCGGAAAGACGGTGGACGAGTGCGGGAAGTGGATGGATGAAACGAGCTGGTGGACAGCCAGCGAAGCCAAAGAAAACGGCTTTGTCGATGAAGTGGACAGCGAAGACGAGGATGCCGTGGTGGAGAACCGGAACGGCCAGCTGTTCGTCAACAGCATTGGTATGGGGCTGCTGTTCGATAAGGTCCCTGATTTTGTTAAAAGCCGCATGGGCGCAAAAGCACCCGGCGGCTTTTCTAATGCAGAAAATCCGGGAACGCCCGGAACACAGGAGGAAGAAACCATGGATATCAAGGACAAGAACGATCTGGAAAAGGCGTACCCTGTCATGGTCAACGAGGTCAGACAGAGTGCTGCCGTGGACGCAATCACCCGTGAGCGTGCCCGCATCAAGGACATTCAGGATATGACACTGCCCGGCATGGAACAGGCCATGCAGGATGCCCTGTATGGTGAGCATCCCATGGATGCCACCGCGTATGCGAAGGAAGTTGCCAAGTTTGCCCGCAAGAAGGCACAGGATCAGGCCAAGGGTCTTCACGATGATGCCAAGGCCAGCGGCGCAAACGATGTAACCGGCGGCACCGGTGATCCTAAGGAAGACGTGTACATGAACGCCCTGCGCTCCATCGGTAAGCAGAAGCAGCTGTAAGGAGAAAAAGCTATGAGTATGAATCTGGCACCTGAAAAGTTTTCCTGTTCGCCGGAGTATTTGCTGGCGGGCACTGATATCCGCATTACTACGGCAGTCAAGGAGGCGGCCGCAGACCTGAAAGCGGGCGCACCTGTCAAGCTGAACAGCGCAGGCAAGGTAGCGCCGGTGGCAAAGGCTGACGGCGTGACCGGCCTGTACGGCATCACCACCGAGGATTTCAAATCCGGCGAGGACGCTGTGATCTACCTGACCGGCGAATTCTTTGCAGACCGGCTGGCACTGGAAACTGGCGTGACTGCTGCTTCGCTCGAAGTGGCGTTCCGTGACATCGGCATTTTCCTGAAGTAAGGAAAGGAGGAAAACGATATGCCTAACGAAGTGAACATCTATACCCCGCGATACCTCGCCGAAGTCGTGCGCCTTGCACCTCCGGTGTACACCTTTTTCCGTGACACCTTTTTCACCAATGTCCATGTTTTCCCGACCAAGGCCATCGACTTCGATCTGGTGAAGGGCGACCGTCGCATGGCTGCGTTCGTCCATCCTCGCAATGGCGCGAAGGTGCTGAGTTCGGCTGGATACGAGACTATGAGCTATAAGCCGCCCCTCATCAACCCCTATGACATCACGACTGCGGACCAGCTTATGAACCGTCTGCCTGGCGAAGAGATGTACAGCGGCATGACTCCTGCACAGCGGGCAGCGCAGAAGCAGGTGGAAGAGTATAACCGTCTGAACGATTCCGTGATCCGCCGCGAAGAGTGGATGTGCGCACAGGCCATTATGACCGGGCAGATTCCCATTGTCGGCGAGGGCGTCAACGAGATCGTGGACTTCGGATTCACCAACAAGAAGAAGCTGACCAGCACGGCAGTCTGGGGTGGTGACAAGGCAGCAATCGCGGACAACCTCCGTGATTGGAAGCACGAGGTTGCCGTGAATGGCTTTGCCAATGTCGATATGTGCGTCATGGGCTGGAAAGCGCTGGGTCTGTTCCTCGCCGACCTTGACATCCGCAGCCGCCTCGACACCAAGAACTACGGCTACGGCGCAATCAACGTCAAGCAGCTCCCGAACGGTCTGACCTACTACGGCCATCTGAACGACCCTGCTCTGGACATCTACTGCTACGATGAGCACTATCTGGACGACTGGACCGACCCGGAGCACCCGGCTACCCATCCCCTCGTCGCAGACAATAAGGTGCTGCTCATCAACCATGCACCCAACTACCTGCTGGGCTATGGCCTGTGCACTTACATCGACGATGCTTCCCAGCAGTGGGTCAGCGCTCAGACCGCCCGTCTGCTGCGCTCCTATGTTGAGCATCATCCCGACCGCCGCATGATGGAAGTCCAGTCTCACCCGCTGCCCATCCCCGATAAGGTGGACAGCTGGCTGGTGGCTGAGGTCTGCTAAAGAAAATGCTCCCTGCCAATACCCGGCGGGGAGCGTCTTTTTGAGGAAAGAAAATGTCCGACTTCAAAAAACTGCTTGCAGAAGACATTGACGCCGTTTTTTTGGATGATGATATCTTCGCAGAAGAACACACCATCAATGGGCAGAAGATGAAGGCCGTGATCTCCAATGATATGCTGAAAGAAAGCGGCGGACATTGGGAGGGCGGTGTCCGGCAGAGCTTCGGCACGCAGATTTACACTACAAGCAAAAAGCTGTATGTCAAGGCGGGTGACTTTGGCAAGAAACCGAAAATCGGAAATCCCATTCAGGTAGACGGTGCAGACTTGACGATCCAGAACTTTGACGAGCAGCAAGGACTTTATGTGATAACCATAGACCGGAGAAGGCAATGAGCTACACACGGTACAATGCCGACAACTTAACAATTGAGCTAATCGGCGAAAAGGACGTTGCAAACGCCCTGGGCAACCTTGGAAAGAAAGCACCTTTGGTTATCCGAAACGCGGTCAATGAAACCGCAAAGGATGCCCGCAAGGTGATGATCCGGGAAGCGAAAGCACGGTATGCAGTAAACAGCGCCGGCCGCCGCCACCTGAATGATTTAAAAATCAGGAAGAAGGCGAGGGTATCCGATTTAGGCGCAGAGCTGCACATTGGCGGACCGGGGCAGAAAGACGCAATGAAAAATGATCTGGGATATTTCAAAACTATTCCGTCAAGACCGTATGTCGGACAGGATGTGGCGAATGCCCCGGAACATTTCAGAGCGAAAGTTCTGAAATCTGGCAGCATGAAGCGGCTGACCGGCAAGGGAAACCTGAGTAAAGGCTTTCTGGTGGAGTTTGCCAGCGGGCACGTTGGCATGGTGCAGCGCGTCATTGGTTCCAGCAGCCATAACACGGTCACAAAGAAATCCGGCGCACCGCGCTGGCGGAACAAAGATGGCAACGTGGAAACGCTACAAACCATGGGAAGCCCTTCGGCAGCAGCTATGCATCATGTAATCTGGGAACAGGTAGAGCCGGATGTGCAGGACACCTTGGAGAAGAAGCTTGAAGCGTCGATCCAGAAAACGCTTGCCAGAGCGGCAGCGAAGAAGGGGGCGAGGTAATGACAGAAGAAATGCTTGCCATGACCCCTTATATGATGCAGATTGCATTGAACCAGACGCTTCAAAAAATCTTCAAAGGAAAAACATACTGCGGACCCGGCGGGGAAAAGGAACTGAATTTCTTTGAACAAGACCTGCCCATCGACACAGGACGGGACGATGCTGTTGATACCCCAGCAGCATTTGCGCCCTACATCATCACAGAAATTGGTGATATGGATTCGCCGGAAGGCGACACGCCGATGGAAGTTGATGTGACGATGTACATTTGCGCGTATGACACCGGGCTAAAACGGCAGGGCTACCGAGATGTTCTGAACATTGCAACGGATATCATGAAAGGATTCAGGGCGGTGCCGAGGTTCGGCAGAGCGTGTACCGTACAAGGGAAAATCCGTGCACAGATGTCGAAGGACGACTATCACCCGTACTACTTTGGTGCTGTGCAAATGACCTGCACAGTCCCGAATGCAGACCCAGCAACAGACCCGGAGATAGAGGATATGGTATGAAAAACGAAGCAAGAACCCGTGTATACTGCGGACCTTCCGTCCGTGGCGTGGCGCGGCAGTACACAAGTTTCAGCGGGGAACTGCCTGAATCCATGAAGAGGTTTATTGAGCAGCACCCGATGGCAGAAAGCCTTATCGTTCCTTACGACAAGGTGGCGGAAACCCGTGCGCGGATGGAACAGCCCGAAGTTCAGGGCCAGCCCAAGACGGCAGAGCGGGTAATTTATGAGCAGCTCAAAGCAGAGCTGTAAGGAGGATAAACGATGGCATATCGTCATGGCGTATATGTAAGCGAAGTCCCATCCAGCGTAAAGGCACCGCTGGAAAGCGATGCTGGCGTTCAGGTGGTTGTGGGTGTGGCTCCGGTCAATTTGGCGGATGATCCTTACAATGCATCCAACGTGCCGCTGCTGTGCCACACGATGGCAGAAGCTAAAAGCCTTGTTGGCTACAGTAGCGACTTCAAAAGCTACACGATCTGCGGCGCTCTGTCTGCATCCTTCCAGATCGTGAGTGTGTCCCCTGTGATCGTAATCAACGTTCTGGACCCCACAAAAACGGAGCACACCGCTGATGTTGTGGAGCGCTCTTTTCAGGTGAACAGTGGTTCCGTTCAGCTTGATACCATCGGTCTGCTGCTGGATAAGCTGGTGGTCAAGGCCGATGATGTGGCGCTGAAAAGCGGCACCGACTACACCGCCGCATTCAATGATGACGGCACGGTTACACTGGTGATCCTGCCGTCCGGCAAGGGCGCGGGCAAGTCGCAGGTCACGGTTTCTGGCAAGCGCATTGCCCCGGAAAAGGTGACGGGCGCTGACATCATCGGCAGCGTGGATGCAGCGGGCAAGGAAACCGGCATGGAATGTCTGCGCCAGATTTTCCCCAAGCTGGGCATTGTGCCCGGCAACCTGATTGCTCCATGGTTCAGTAAGGACCCGACCTGCGCGGCTATCATGCAGGCGAAGACCACGATGCTCAACGGCATTTGGCGGCTGTTCTGCTGGGTCGATCTGGACAGCTCTGCCACAGGCGCACAGAAGTATTCCGATGTGCGGACCCAGAAGACGAAGCAGGCACTTACTTCACCCAACTGTGCAGCTGTTTGGGGCTGCCCGAAGATTGGCGAGGTGCTGTACAGCCCGACCGCATTTGCTGCGGCATACATTGCCCGGCAGGATGCGGAGAACGATGGTATTCCCATGCCGCCGCAGTCCAACATTGCAGTTGCCGCAACGTCGATCTGCACGGAGGACGGCAAGGAAATTCTGCTGGACCTGGATCAGGCAAACGAGGTGAACGGCAATGGCATCGTCACCTTCCTGAACTTTAACGGGTTCAGGCTGTGGGGCAATAACACGGTCGCCTATCCGAACAACACGGACCCGAAAGACCGGTTCATTTCTGCCCGGCGGTTCATGAGCTATGATGACAACAACTTCATCCTCACGAACTTTGGCAATGTGGATATGCGTGCCAATCCCCGTCTGCGTGAAGCGGTGATTGACCAGCAGAACACCATCGGCGCCAGTTACATTTCCGCTGAGATTTGCGCCCGGTATGAAATGATGTTCCTTGCAAGTGAGAACACCGACCAGACCCTTGCCGATGGCAAGCTGTACTTCCACAAGTATCTGGCAATGTATCTGCCCGCAGAGGATATTGAATCCATCACGGAGTTTGATATCAACGCCATCACCAAAGCAATGACAGCATAAGGAAGGAGGGGGAAACTATGAGCAGCCTTTACGTTCCTGATAAAATCGCAAAGTTCAATGTATACTCCAACGGTCGCAAGATCGGCGTGACCAGCAAGGTTGACACGCCCGAGTTCAAGATGAAGACCAGCACCATGTCCGGCGCTGGCGTGAGCGGCGAGATCGATAGCCCGACGCCGGGTCAGTGGGAAGCAACAGAACATGAAATTCCGCTGGCTCTTCTGGACAACGATATGGCCTACCTGTTGCAGCAGGGCATGAATGTGAACCTGACCTATCGCGGTGCACAGCAGGTGGCACTTCGTTCTGGCGGTTCCGCAATGCGCCAGATGCGCATTGTGGAAGGCGGCATGGTCAAGGGCTTCAAGGGCGGTTCGCTGGAAACAGGCAGCCAGATGGAAGCAAGCGTGACCATTGAAACCACGCGCTACAAGATGGAGTGCGGCGGTGAAGAGCTGATTGCCGTGGACAAACTCAACGACATTTACCGCGTAAATGGCGTTGATATGCTGGCAGACCTGAAACTTATGACCTGATGAACGGCCACCCTGATTTTTTCGGGGTGGCTGATTTTTTGAAAAGAAAGGATAACCCGAAATGGAAAATGTGATCGAACTGAAAAAGCCGTATGTCTTTGAAGATGAAGAATACACCAGCATCGACCTGTCCGGTCTGGACGGTCTGACCATGCAGGATGCCATTGATGCGCAGAAAGAAGTCATCGGCAACGGAGAAGATCAGGTCATCTTGTATGCGCCGGAAGCATCGCAGGCATTTCTGGACGAGGTGGCCGCCCGCGCATCCGGCAAGCCGGTGGAATTCTTCAACGCTATGCCCATCGCTATGTGTTCCAAAGTGCGCACGGCGGTTCAGGAAGCCTTTGCCGTGAAAGATCAGGCAAAGGACGGCGTAGTCGTTCTGGATAAGCCTTACAGTTTCAAGGGCGAAACCGTAAGTGAAATCGATCTGTCCGGTGTAGAAGAGCTGACCAGCATTGATGTTTCCAAGGCGGAAAACGAAGTGCTGAAAACCGGAATCTACTCCGTGAACATGAAGAACTTCTTTGCCTACTCCTGCGCTCTGGCCGCCCGCGCATCCGGCAAGCCGATGGAGTTTTTCACGGGTCTGCCGCTGCATGAAGCGGTGAAGGTTCGCGGTACGGTGAACGCTGCAAGTTTTTTCGAGTAAACGCCAGCGCGAAATCGCTGCGTAAACTTGCCGTTGCAGCAGCCAGCGCAACACACACGGGCATTGACTTCTTTATGGGAATGCCGGTCACGGAATTTCTTGAAACCTGCAAAGACATACAGGAGATGCAAGAGCAATGGCAAAAAGCAACGCGCTAGAACTGAGCATCCGCATTGCGGGTAAAGTCGATAACTCGCTGACAGCGGCAATCAAAACTGCCAAAAATCAGACTTCGGGGCTGGCGCGGGGCGTGAGCACCTTTGCGAAAACTTCCGCCGCTGCGCTGGTTGGCGTGACGGCGGCTGTGGTGGGTGTGGCTACTACCTGCGGGAAACAGGCGGCGGACGTGGAAAAGGCAATGGCGAAGACCAGAACGCTGCTGACCGGCACCGCAGACAAAACGCAAGCCCGCACGGCGGAACTTACGCAGGATGTGATGAACATTTCCCGCGTAACGGGCAGGGTATCGACCGAAATCGCTGCTGGCTCCTATCAGGTCATTTCTGCGTTCCAGGACACAGCCGATACGGCAAGTATTCTGGAAACCGCAACGAAGGCGGCAATCGCAGGTCAGGCGGAAACCGTGGACACGGTAAACGCACTGGCTGCCGTTACGAAGGCATACGGGGACACCTCTGCGCGGGCTGTCACCCACGTTTCCGACCTGTCCTTTGAAACGATCCGACTTGGACAAACAACCATGCCGGAACTGGCAAACGGAATCCAGAAAGCGTCTGGTTCTGCCGCTGCCCTTCACGTTTCACAAGAGGAATTGTATGCCGGATTTGCAACGCTGACCGGTGTTATCGGTAATACCGACACCGTGGGCACAGCTCTGAACACCCTGTACACAAAGATGCTGAAACCGTCCAAGGCACTATCAAAGGCCGTGGAAAGTCTGGGCTATAAGTCAGCCTATGCAATGGTTCAGCAGGAAGGCTTGGGCGGAACTATTAAGAAACTGGGGCAGTACGCAGGCGGTGACGCAACGAAGTTTGCTGCTCTGTTTTCTATGCGCGATCTAAAAGCCGCACAAGGCATCCTGAACACCATGGATGTGTACGAGCAGAAACTTTCGGAATTGCAGGATGCGGACGGCGCAACAGACCGAGCGTTTATGACCAGCATAAACAACTGGAATGATATGTTTGGCATTGCTTCCAACAAGGTATCTGTCTTTGCGCAGCAGGTCGGCATGAAACTACTGCCATACGCGAAAGATTTCTTATCGGACGCTATGCCAAAAATAGATGGTCTAATGGACACGGTGCTGGCGGGCATTGACAAAATCATGCCGAAAATAGAAGCACTGTTCAAGTATCTGTCTCAAAATGGGCCGCAGGTGGCGGGTGTCGCTTCGGCGGTAGCTACCGCATGGGGCGGCATGATCGCTGCTCCAAAAATTGAAACAGGCGTGAAAGGCGTTGCCAGCTTCCTGTCCTCTGGGATAGGAAAAGCAAAAGGAGGTGGCGCAAAACTCCTTGGAAAAGCAAAGGGATTTGGCGGTTCAATGCTGGCAGGTATCAAAGACCTTCGCGCAAATCCGGGTCTTATCAAATCGCTTCCTGTCTTTGGATGGGCACACAACGTAAAAAATATTCCCGCAAACGCAAAACAGGCTGTGCTGAATGAGATTAACAGTTCGGGTAGTCTGCTGAAGGTAATAGGTGCGGGCGCTGGATCGGTATTTGGAAAAGGCGGTCTGAACGTGGGCGGCATCGCAAAAGGTGCCGCTTCGCCGTTTCTAGGCATGGGCAAGGTGTTCCTTGGAATGCTTAGTTCCACCGGTCCGGTCATCGTGGCGATTGGTACCATCATCGCGTTGTTCAGCATTCTGGGCGACCACTTGGACAACATCCGGGGGCTTGTGCAGAACACCTTCGGCGAACAGGGTGTTGCGGTTTTTGATGGCTTTGTTGGCGCAGTGCAGAACGTCGGCGCTACGATTCAGCAGGCGCTTTCACCGGAAGGACTGGCAGGCATCAAAGATTTTATCACGCAGACATTTGGCGAGGGCGCAGGCAACGCCTTCGGAATGTTTATCCCGCTGATCCAGTCGGTGGCTGGCATTGTAGGTCAGCTGGTAGACTTGGGCGTGAACTACCTGAAACCGCTGATTCTGGAAGTCTTTAACTTCATGACGACGCAGGCACTTCCTGCACTGATTCCGCTGCTGGCATCGGTGGTGTCGTTGGTCGGCACAACGCTGGTGAATGCGGTGAAAGTCGTGGTCGGCATCGTGCAAACGCTGCTGCCCATCGTGGAACCGGTCATCATGGGAATTATCAGCCTGATCCAGAGCATTGTTTCTGTGACGATCAAGGTCGTCAACGGCATCATCGGTGCACTGAATAAAATTTCAGTGCCAGTCCCGGACTGGGTGCCCGGCATCGGCGGCAAGACCTTCGGCTTTAACTTGTCTAAAGTCGCCATGCCACAGTTTGCACAGGGCGGCTTTACCAACGGACCGTCTATTGCGGGTGAAGCTGGAACCGAAGCAGTTATTTCCTTCCAGCGCGGTGTACGGCAGCAGAACATTGATATCTGGCGCATGGCAGGCCAAATGCTGGGCGTGCAGGACAATGACGGCAGTATGCCGCAGATCGTGTTCTCGCCGAACATCACAATTTCCGGTGATGCTGACCCGGCGGAAGTGACCCGAAAGACGAAGGAACTGTTCAAGCTGTTCGAGCAGTTCTTGGATCAGTATTTCAGAAAACATAACAAGGTGGCATACAGCAGGTGAGGTGACGAACAGTGCCGTACATAACGGTGAGTGGTGACACGTTTGACGTGATCGCCAAGAAAGTTTACGGCGATGAATACTGCGCCGATATCCTGATGCAGGCAAACCCGGAACAGGTCGGAACTTTCAGATTTGATTCCGGGGTCGTTCTGAAAACTCCGACGCTTACGGAGGAACAGAGCGGTAGTCTGCCGCCGTGGAAGGTGAGCTGATGGAACCGAGAAGCGCAAGCGTGAAGCTGATCTATAACGAACAGGACATCACAGAGAATATTTCAGCAGATATCGAAAGCATTTCCTACGAAGGCAATGCGGCAGATAACAGCAACAGCGTGAGTGTGACCATCAATGCGATGGAAGACAAATGGTTGAATAAGTGGATGCCCACAAAAGGCTCAACACTGGATGTAACATTCTTTACCCACAACTGGCCCGATGAAGGACAGGAAGGGCAGATGAACGGCGGTGTTATGACGGTGGACGATATCAGCTACAGTGATACCCCTTGCACCATGACCATCAGCGCCACGGCGAAACCAAACGATACCGATTTTTCGGAGGAAGACCGGGAATATATCTGGAAAAACACCAGCGTCAAGAAAATTGCTCAGACGATTGCCGGGCGATACTCGCTTGAACTGGGGTTTGATGGAAAGGACGCAGAAATCGTAAAGCGAGAGCAGAAGGCAACGGACAGTGCTTTTCTAAACGAGCTTTGCAAAGACTACGGCCTGATCCTGAAAGCGTACTCAAAGAAGCTGTGGATTTATGACCGAGAAGCTTACAAGCAGAAAAAGACGGTGGCGACCATCGACCGGGCGGACATCGTGCCGGGGTCGTTCAGTTTTAGTGATGGGTTCGATGGGACATACACGCATGGTATCTGGGAGTATTCCAACCAGACCAAGAAAATCAAAATCAGGGCGGAGATCGGCAAGAACGGCAGGACAAAACGCATATCCAAATATGCGTCCAGCCCTGCCGATGCAGAACGCCGTCTGCAAGCCGCGATGGACAATGCGAATCACGGCGCAACGAAAATCAAGTTCAAACTGGCATTGGCGCAAATCGAACTGTGCGAGAGCCAGACCATCGAGATTACAGGATATGGAAAGCTGTCCGGTAAATACTTCATCGACAAGGTATCACCGGATTATAGCAGGGGCGGAGGAATGGATCAGTCCTTTGAATGCAGCAAAATCCCCGGAGCCGAGGAAGACAAGGACGAAACCAACGGCAAGGAGGTCACGCTGAACAATGCCCCGCTCTACTACACCAGCGTGGACAAGAAGCCGGTCCGCAAGGTGAGCGGAAAGTATTTCCTGTATGACGGTATCAATGTGGCAGGGCGATACCGGATCACGAACCTTGCTTCCCGCTGCGGCAAAACGCCAGTGGGGAAGAATGTGACCGGTTGGGTCGATGCAAAGGACATTGGGGGTGTTACCTGATGGCAGATACGATCCGCTTCGGCAAGGTGTCAAACATCAAATACGAAACCGGCTGCATGGAAATCGTGTACGAAGACCGGGAAGACAGCGTGACGGACATGATCCCGATGCTGGCAAATGCCGGGTACAAGATGCCGAAGGTCGGAGATATCGTTGCAGTGGCGCATAATTCCAACGGATCAGAAGAAGGTGTGGTGATGGGCACTGTCTGGGGAGAAAATGAAAAGCCCCCGGAGGGTGCCCAAAACCTTTACCGGCAGGACTTCGATGACGAACCGGGAAAGTGCTATTTCCGCTATGACGGAAAGAAAGCTACCTTCCACAATGAGGGCAACACGAAGTCGGAAACCAAGAAGAACAAAACGGAAACCGTTGACGGAAATGCTGAACTGGAAGTGAAAGGGAAGCTGACCGTGAAAGTGGGAAGCTGCACAGTCACGATTCAGGGCGGCACCGTTCAGATCGTGGGCGGTTCTCAAATCAGTATGAATGCACCCACCATCACCATTGATGGCGGAACAGTCAACATCACAGGTGGTGGCGGCGATGCGGTAATCAGCGGGATCAGTCTGGTAAACCACACGCACAAGTATACGCTGCCGCTCCATGCCGGAGGCATGGGCGATACAGTAAAGCCGACGTAAACCGCAGGAGGGCACAGTATGCAGGTTGGGTGCTTTGGCAATCTGGTTTTCTCCGTGAACAGCAAAAAAGTGTTCACGCTGGAAAATATTCAGGGCAGCACCGGCAGTGAATGGGCAACCCACAACACCACCGGAGGAAAGCCAAAAAGCGAGAAGACCGGGGAAAAGCTGATGTCGTACAAGTTTACGGTCACGCTGGATGCACAGTTTGGAGTGAAGCCCCGCGAAATGCTGACCACAATCCAGCAAATGGCCCAGAACGGCACGGTTGATTACCTCATCATCGGAAATGAACCGGTCGGGATGTGCCTGTTCAAGCTGACGGACGCTTCCGACAAGTGGGATTGCGTAACATCCGGTGGGCGGCTGGTACGCTGCAAGATCGACTTATCATTTGAGGAATACGCATGATACTGGGAGAAGCAAAAATTGAACTTGCATCATCCAACATGGATGATGCAGAGGATATCTGCGAATGCCTGAAAGTGCTGTACTCTGCAAGAACCGGAGAGCAGGGACTTGACCGGGACTTCGGACTTTCCATGGATGCCGTAGACCGGCCTATGAGTGCCGCAAAAGCGCTGATGGCGGCAGAGATCGTCCGCAAAACAAAAAAGTATGAACCCCGCGTTGAGGTGGTCCATGTGGAATGGGACACCTCAAAAGAGGGACAGGGAATCTTAATTCCGAAGGTGGTGCTGCGAAGTGTCTGAAATTGCCCAGCTTAAAGACCTGCCGGATATCAGTTTTATCGACAACCTGACCATGAAGGAGGTTGAAGAACTGACAAAGAACGGATTCAGCCGATCCATGCAGGGCGCGACCGGGCAGACACCGGTTATTTATCCCGCGAGTGTCCCAGCGCTGGTGCTGAAAGCTATGACGCTGCTTGGATATCAAATCCTGCAATACGTTGATGCCGGCCCGAAACGGATGTTGCTGAAATATTCGGCACACGACGATCTGGACGACCTGGCCGGAAACTATGGCTTGATCCGTCGCCCTGCTGAAAAGGCGAAGGTAACAATCCGGTTTACACTGTCTGATGCAAAACAGCCCGGCGCCGTAGGCATTCCGGCGCAGACCCGCGTTAGAACGCAGGATGGCATTTATTTTGCCACGACGGAGTATGCAGAGATCACGCCCGGTTCGCAGTATGCGGACGTAGAAGCAGAAGCGGCAGAAGCGGGAGCGGCGTGGTCCGGCATCGAGAAAGGACAGATCAATCAGCTGGTAGACCCTATCCCCTATGTTGCATCGGCGGTAAACGTTACCGCCAGCAGCGGCGGTACGGATATCGAAAGCGACGATTCGCTGACAGAGAGAACCTATCTGGTGCCCTCTACATATTCCTGTGCTGGTCCACCGGACGCTTATGAGTATTTCGCCAAGGCATGGCGAAACGACGTAAAAGACGTTTCCGTACAAAGCCCATCACCTTGCGTGGTGGACATTTATTTTACATTACAGGATGGAACCCTGCCGAGCAAGAGCGATTGCGACAGCATGGAAGAAAATTTGCGCGATGATGCACGCCGACCTATGACGGACTATGTGAACTGCAAAGCCCCGACCGAGATCGAGTACAGCATTGACGTAACCTATACCATTGCCCGTAGCAAGTCAAAGATTGCGGTCACGGTGCAGAACGCGGTGAATGAAGCCGTTGAAACATACAAGGTGTGGCAGCGCACCATGGGCAGGGACATTGACCCGGCGGAACTGATTGCACAAATCAAGAACGCCGGGGCAAAGAAGGTGAAGATCACTGCGCCGACCGACGTTGTGGTGGGCAGCGCTGAGATTCCGAAGCTGACCACCTGCAAGGTTGTTTACGGAGGATTGGAAGATGACTGATCTTCGCAATGCCCAGCTGACCGACCTGCTACCGAAAAGCGTTGCAGAACAGCAATGGGTGCAGTCTGTATCGGATGCATGGCACGATCTGACACTTCTGATCTTAGATTTTGCAGACAATGCGAAGGTTTATACCGGTATCGACCAGGCATCGGATGAATTGCTGGATATCCTGGCAACACAGTTCCGGGCACCGCGCTACAGGCAGGACTACGACATTGAAACGAAACGGCGGCTTGTAAAAGCATCGCTGCCATATTACATGACCGTTGGCACGAAAGCTGCTGTGGAAGATGTAATGCGTGACCTGTACGGTGACGCGACTGTGCGAGAATGGTTCGAGTACGACGGAACGCCGGGCTGCTTCCGAATCAAGATTAAGGCAGAAGGCCCCATCGACATTGAGGAAATGCTGGACATTCTCAGCCATGTGAAGCGGGCAAGCGCCCACCTGGATATGCTGCAACTCGACACCGAGGAAACACAAAAGCTGTACTTCGGTTTCGCGTCGGTCACGGTGGGCAAATGGTCCAACGCAATGCCGGGCAGCGAGAGTGACTTCGGCTGGCTGGTAGATGCGGACGGAAATGCCCTTCTAGATGCAGACAGGAACATCTTGACAGACTAAAAGGGGGAAACGATGTTTTTTCCAAGTTTGATCCTGACCAATGCGGGCAGAGCTTTGATCGTGAAAGCTCTGAATGGCACCGCAATCAATTTCACGAAATTTGCGCTGGGCGATGGTGTTGCGCCGGAAAAACCGCGTGACCTGAAAAATCTTGTGCATCTGGTAGCCAATATGCAGATCAACAGCATTGAACTGTCCGCAAACTGCGCCGTGCTGGAAGCTACCTACACGAACAGCGGACTAAAGTCAAAGCTGATCGCCCGGGAAATCGGAATCTTTGCGACAGACCCGGACGACGGCGAAATCCTGTACGCATACTCCAATGCAGGGGATGAAGCGGCTGTTGTTCCAGCAGAGAGCGGAGACATGACGATTCAGGAAACTTTCCATGAAGTCGTGTCCGTGGGCGACGCAACGCAGGTAACGGCGACACTGGGCGAGTATTCCGGTTATGCCAGCAAGAAAGACCTGAAAGACCATATCGACGACCACAACAATCCGCACCATGTTACGGCAGAGCAGGTTGGTTTGGGCAATGTGCCCAATGTCACCCCGACGAACCAACAGCCGGTGTTCTCAAATGACTACATTACGAAGGCAGATGGCTCCTACGATGTGCAGAATATCGCTTCCGGCGAAAAGCTGGGGAATATCCTGCGGAAGATTCGCACGGCAATTGCCGCCTTCATCGCACACCTTTCTGCAAAGAACCCGCACAAAATTTCCGCTGCGGACATTTCGGCGGCAGCAATGGACCACAAGCACAACGCGGATGATGTGACCAGCGGAACGTTCCCTATTTCTCGCGGCGGCACCGGTGCCCAGACCGCAACACAGGCGCTGGCGAATCTGGGTGCAATGCCTACGTCTGGCGGCACCTTTACGGGCGCGGTGCGGTTCCAGCAGTCTACATACTTTGGTACTGACAACAGTTATTACGTCGGCAGCGATGGCACGGCGAACTTCCGCAAAGTGTATGGTGCGGTCTATAACGACTACGCCGAATGGTTCCCCCGTGGGTGCGATACCAAGCCGGGAGATATCATTGCGCTGGATGTGGGCAGCCAGACAGAACGGTATATCAAGGCGGTTGGAAAGATGGATCGCGTTGTGGGCGTGCACACGGACGAATATGCATACCTGATTGGCGGCGATACGCCGGACGAGAAAGACGACAACTTCAAAGCTAACATAGAAAAGTATATCCCCGTTTCCCTTGCAGGGCGCGTCAGAGTGCGCGTGACCGGCAGGGTGAAGACCGGGGATTTAATTTTGCCTTCGGGTACGCCTGGCATTGGCCGGGCGGCCTGCGCAGGGGAGTTTGCTCCGGCAGAATGCATTGTCGGCTATGCGGTGGAAGGCGACGACCGGACGGATGAACGCCGCATTCGTGTCCGGGTGAGGGGGTGAGAGGATGCCGGAGAGAGGACAGTTTATTTCCGACGAAGATTTTCTTGCCCTGAAAAGCCTGATAGACGCAGAGATCGGTCGGCGCGGCAAGACAGAAGGCACCGCACAGGGACAGTCCGTTGGCAGCATGGCGGCATATAGGGGAGCGGCGTACCAGTACAATGTGACCCCGGCGGATGGCGTGAGCGTGGATGCAGAACACATCCAGAAAATCACCCGTCTGGTGGATGCCGTTCAGGGCGGTGCAACGACACCGGCGCGGGGAGACCAAGTTGCAGCATCGGGGCTTGCGCAAGCGGCGGCAACGGTAAGCACACTGAGCAATATCCCGGAAACTGCAACGGCGACCGGGTGCAGCGGGCAATGCACGGGGCTTTGCTCCAATGGCTGCAACACGTCCTGTACCAGCTGCACCGGCAGCTGTGGCGGAGGGTGCGTAGGAACTTGCAGGGCAAATTGTGCGAATGACTGCACGGCTACTTGCAGGGGAACTTGTCAGGGGTCGTGCAACAACACATGTTTAGGAAACTGCACAAATACCTGCAACACGACCTGCACGGCAAGCTGTGCAAATGACTGCACCAATGGCTGCAAGACGGGCTGCAAGGGAGGATGCAAAGGCGGCTGTGACGGCTGTTCCGGCGGCTGTTCCGGTAGCTGTGATGCTACCTGCGCGGATGATTGCACGGGACGGTGCAACGATAGGTGCGATTCCTACTGTGCGTCCAGCTGCCAGGATAGTTGCAGAGGAAATGGCTGCTTTGCAAACTGTAAAAGCGGCTGTTCTGACAGCTGCGAAGGAGACTGCAATTCTCACTGTGGCGCATCCTGCACAAGCAACTGTGATAGCAGTTGCAGCGGATGCTCTGGAAGCTGCTCTGGCGGCTGTACATCTTGCTCTGGATTCCTGTGGTAACGAGAAAGGGAGAACAAAATGGACGTGGCATTTGAACCGAACAACGACGCAAGAAGCGAAAAGGCGTATACCAAAAATCTTCCGATGCTGAAAATCCAGACCCACGAAACGGTCAACCCGGAGGACTGGCAGGGACTTCTTGCAGATACACCGCCCGGCATGGAGAAAGTTTTCTGGTGCATCGGATGTGCCGGTATGTTCATGGCGAACACGGAAGATAAGTTCGATGTGTGGTGCGCATACTGCATCACAGTTGCACAGTCTGTAGTGACAGCCTGCGGCGAAGACGCGGACGAAGACCGGATTTACCTGATGGGCTTTGGTCTGGCAGCCCGGACGTTCAACTTTGCAGCACACCCTGTCCGAAGAGGTGAGTGTGATCCTGCACCGTTCATCAAGGCGGCTCAGTATGAATGCAAAGACGATGTGGAGTTTTTCTCTATGTGGCACCTGCTTGTTGTGCTGATCGAACTGCTGCGGTTGAGCGAAACAGAAGATATGCACGATATGGTTTCGGCCATGGTCAAGATGAATCGGGTCCGTGCAAGATACCGTCAGGCGGCGGACAAACTGCCGAAACGGGATGCACAGTAAGGAGTACGGCATGAACAATATCAAGATCACCACACAGGAAAGTGAAGCGGTGGAACGTGCATACTACGAAGCGCAGTCCTATGAAGCGCTGATGGCAATTCTGTCCCGCCAGCTGAACGCTGGCGCGAATACGATGATTGCTGATATGCTGCACTACTACGCAGGACTGTGCCGGAAAGCGCAGATGAAGCTGAAGATGGTGCAGGACAAGGTGCTGGCGCGGTACATCGACCCGGAAGAGAACCCGAACCTGACCGTGCACTTCGACTTTGAGCGGGAGGAGGTACACCCCGTTGAGAACGAAAAAGTATGAGGACTACGGGAATACCGTCCAGCGCTTATATGGCCGGGACAGGCGGGAGTGTGGAAGCATCTGCCGAAACATCACGTTCCAGATCACAAACGCCTGCAATCTGCGGTGTTCATACTGCTATGAGCACCACAAATCTACAGAAAAAATGACGCTGGAAACCGGAAAGAAAATCGTGGACTATATCCTGAATCTGTATGAGGATGACACGTCCGATTTTGTGAACCGGGACACCAAAGCCCTGATCCTGGACTTCATCGGCGGAGAACCGCTACTGGAAGCTGAACTGATCGAGCACATCTGCGACTACTGGTTTTCGGAGTGCTACCGGAGGGAAATCCCGCTGGGACCGTTCACACGCATTTCTTTTGCAACGAATGGCCGACTGTGGTTCTCCCCGGCGGCGCAGCACCTGCTGGAAAAGTACCACGATCTCATGTCGGTCACAGTGTCCATTGATGGCGTGCAAGAGCTGCACGACCGTTACCGCATTGACGAAGACGGAAACGGCAGCTTTTCTACCGCGTGGGCAGCATTCCAGGACGGCAAGCGGAAGTATGGCTGGCTCAACAGCAAAATGACCTTCGTGCCCGGCTCCATCCAGTACATTGCATCCAGTATGAAAATGATGCTGGATGCCGGGTGCAGGCACATTGCCGGGAACTGCGCCTACGAGCCGATGTACACGGACGAGGACGGCAAGGCGTTGTACAAGCAGCTGAAAGAGGTTTCGCAGTACGTTATCAAGAACGGCTGGGACGTGGCGATTGCCATGCTGGATGAACAGATCGGAGGTGCAGAACAGAACGACCGAAACTTCTGCGGCGGAACCGGCGCAATGCTGAGTTTCGCCCCGGACGGGTCCGCATATCCCTGCATCCGGTATGCGCCTATCTCTATTGGCAAAGAGAAGGCGGATCGGGTGTGTCTGGGCAATGTGCAGGAGGGCGGTCTGTATGCCACGGATCAGCAGCGGCAGGTGAAGGAAGAACTGGATGCAATCACCATGAAATCCCAGTCCACGGAAGAATGCATCCATTGCCCGGTATCTTCCGGGTGCGGCTGGTGCAGCGGCCTGAACTATGAAATGTTCGGAACTGCAAACCGCAGATATACCGGAATCTGCAAAGCTCACAAGGCGCGTGTGCTGGCTGTGTGCTGGTACTGCAATATGCGCAGTATAGCTCTGGGCGATACTGCACCGAAGAAGGTGAATCTTCCCTACGAGGAAGTGGCGCGTCTGATCGGTGAGGATGAAGCCGCAGAGCTGAAAGCCATTGAGAAGGAGGCGGCAGAGAAATGGGCATGGTAAGTCTGGCAGACAAAGCCCTGGCAGAAGCGTTTGAAAGCGCGGACTATGTAATCGTGGTTCGGAAACGAGCAGACGGAAAGAACGATCTCTACCGCGCAACCCCGGCACAGATCGCAAAAGTGGTGGGCGAAACCTTGCAGGTGCCGGGCATCAAAGCAAACCTGAACGCTTTGAAGCTGACCGCTTCGGACGATGGGCGCGGCGTGGTGACGCTCTCTCTGGGAGGTAAGACGGAATGGCAAACGTAAAAATCGTAAGAGCCACCTACCTTGTCATTGACGGCACCACCTATAAGCTGATCGACGAAGACGTGCCGAACTGGGCAAAGGAACTGCTGCCGGATAAGACACTGAAAAAGGAAGGCTCTGCCGCCGATGCGGCAGCCACCGGAAAAAGACTGGAAAAACTGGAAGGGCTTCCGTACTTCTTTTATGACGAAGCCGGTCGCTTGACCTTTGATGATGGACAGGAGGACTAAACATGGCAAGAACTCACATGGCATCCGATGAATCCTTGCAGCAGATTTTTGCTGCGGTGTCCGGTACCACCATGGCGGCGGCGGGCGATGGCCGTACCGCCGTTCTGGCAACCGGCAATGAAGATACCATCGACCGGTACTATAACGCGCTGGCTCAGAAAGTGACCACGGCACGGGAAATGAACGTGCTGTTCGTAGACTGGTGGACGGCGAACTGGAATCCGAACACCAGCACCTATAACCGGATGCTGGAACGTTGGTTCGGAAATGTGCTGGACGACAGCCGCGTGCATGGCGTAAAGTTCCCGCTGTTCAGCACATCCAACACCGCAATCGGTGAGCTGACCGACGACAGCGTGGGCCTGTCCTGCACCCCGTCCACCGCCGCAGAATCCGGCAAGGATGATTTTGCCGGTCTGCCGCAGTTCTGGTGCGTGGAAGTGGCGGCAGAAAAGAACGAGGACGGCAGCCACACGATCTACGCTTGTCAGTACATCGACGATGACGACTTTGTGCGCAGCACCAATCATCTGGTCTGGGTGTTGCAGAAGAATACCTATGTGCGTGAGCGCAACGAGGGCGGCTACCGCATCCTGCGTATGCGCTGCCACCCGTCCGGCGGTTACGAGCAGTGGCCGCAGGGCACCGACCGTACCGGCAAGACCTATCCGTACATTGCAAACCCGAAGTACTTCGCCGGTATGCAGGATGACGGCAAGATCGGCGGTCACACGGGCTTGGCACCGGTGAACTACAAGAGCCACACCCAGCTGGTGCAGCTGTGGCGTGCTCGTGGCAACCAGTACGCCGGTGCATCCGGCAACCTGCTGAAATGGCAGGAGCGCATGATCCAGCTGAAGTATGCACGCAAGGGCAACAGCGGCACCATTGAGGGCTGCACTTCCTACAGCTACCAGTACACCGCCGCCATTGATGCAGAGGGCGTGAACTACTTCCCGGTGACGACCGAGCAGGCCGCAAACCTGCTTATTGATTCCTACGTTGCCATTGGCACCCACACGAAGAGCACGACCGACCGTAACGATGCCACCCTGTATGACATCCAGACCGAAGCCCGCATTACCCGCATTGAAGACATCAACGTGGACGGAACGGGCTACAAAGCAGTCTACGTTGATACCGGCGATACCTGGAATGTGGTCAAGGGGCAGACGATGCTGTCCACTATGCCTTATGGCAGCGGTTATAACGACAGCGTGCGCGGCAACGATGGCTCCCGCACAAACTACACCAACGGCAAGGAACCTGGCTTGATCCAGAAGACGGAGTTCCAGAACGGCGCATACCTGATCGTGGCGGACGAACTGTGGCAGTGGGGCAAGGATGACGACGGCAATTACACCTTTGACATCTACACCTGCCACGATCAGACGAAGGTAACGACCAATGGTTCTATCTCTGCTGACTACACGAAGCAGGAAGACCTGACGCTGACCTTCCCGGAAGGCACAACCAACGCATGGCAGTATATCGAAGATACGGCAATCAGCAATGACCCGGCGGTGCTGTGGCCTGCTGCCGTGTCTACCCGTGCGGGCAGCGGAACCGGCGTTAAGGCTGGCTTCTACGTCCCTCCGGCAGCGTCCGGTGTCCGCGCGGCTTGGCGGTGCTGCCCCTTGGACAGCGGCGGCTTTGCGTCTTTGGCGGCGGCGGTCTCGGCCTTCTGGGTCGGTAACGCGGACTGGAACGGCGGCGCTGGCGTGCCTGGCCTTGCTGGGTAAAGCGGGGTGAATTGCCCGGCATCGTCCGGGCAAGAGGGGCAGCCAGCCCCTTTTGACGATAACAGGATTTGGGATGCATGGTGTCCACAGGCTGGCTTCTACGTCAATCCGGCAGCGTCCGGTGTCCGCGCGGCTTGGCGGTGCTGCAACTTGAACAACGGCGGCAATGCGTCTTTGGCGGCGGCGAACTCGAACAACTGGGTCGGTAACGCGAACTGGAACGGCGGCGCTGGCGTGCAACTGGTTCACCAAAAATCATCAATCATTGCATCATGCATTCCGCGCTTATGTGCGAAAATTTCTTGAAACCAGCATCACGGCGCTGCGTCCGCAGGAAAGGGCGGGTCCATCCGTGGCGGCAGGACAAGGAACCTGCTGGCGGCTAGTAGCATAGGGCAAAAGCCTGAACCCGAAAGTCGTTGAAGAACCAGATGATTTTTATATGAAAACATTTTGTAAACCAAAAGACGTTGACATTGAGGATGTCGGTTTCAACCTGTCAGCGGTACATTGTGCGTTTGGAAACGGAAAACTCCGGCGCAGGGATTTTAGAACGGTTCTAACAAAGACCGGAAAAATCTCTGAACCGGAGCTGTTTCATGAACGAAAGAACCACGAGTGCAGGAAGATCGTTGATGCCATTGACGCAGTGGCCGAACGGGAAACACAGAAGATTAGGGATGAATGCCTTGACCTGAAACCTGTCCGGCAGTTCAAGCGGATCGATGGCATCAAGATGAAGGAACGGGACCTTTGCCAGGAATCACCGGAACAGCAGGTACATGAGTACATCCTTGTTCATGCACTGCAACCGCTGCTCCATGCAAAGCTGCTGCCGATGCAGTTCGGGAGCATCCCGGGCAAAGGACAGGTGGCGGGAACGCGGCAGATTGAGCGGATCGTCCGAAAGAAAATCCTTGGCAAACTGGATGCAGTCAAGGGCGATGTGCACAAAGCATATCCGTCTACAACGATAGTCTGCGTGATAACGCTTTTGAAACGGGACATCAGAAAGAACAAAAAGCTGATCTGGTATGCCGGTGCCGTGACCGAAAACTACCCGGACGGCGTGCTGCTAATCGGCGGGTATTTCTCAACGTGGGCTTTCAACTACGTTATGAGCTATATTCTCCGATACCTGCTATCTCTAAAGCAGGTCCGGCGCGGCACGGGGACACGGCTTGTCCGCGAGATCGTCTGCTATGCGGATGATTTTGTAATCATCGGGCACGCATCACAGCTGATGAAAGCGATGAAGAAGGCGACCCGCTGGGTAAAGTCCACACTGGGCTTAGAGTTAAAGCAGGCATGGCAGCAGGTGCGCTTTGCATCATTCGAGGAAGAAAAGCGTGCGAAAGCCGCCAGAGCGCAGGGAAGCAAACACCGTACACCGGCGCTGGACATGATGGGATTCGCGGTGCGCCGCACATATACCATCGTCCGCAAAGGCGTGTTCCGCCGCATCAGGCGGCAGCTGATCCGCGCAGGGCGTGACCTTGCAATGCTGGGCTATGTTCCACATTGGCGTGCATCAAAGCTGACCGCATACAACGGCTGGTTTACAAACAGCGATAGCGCAAACCTTGAAGAAAAATATCGGGTCGAAACGATCATGAAGGCGGCGCGGTGGAGCGTTGCCCGATGGTCGATGATCCAGAACAACAGGAGGAAAGCAGCATGAGTGAGATTTATCCCTTCCTGCCGGCCGCCGTTGAGGTGTTCCGCGTTGGCAGCAAAACGGACATGATCCTGCGGAAGGATATCAAAAAGCAGGAACAGACCGATGACGAAGGCAAGAAGTATACCGTCTACGCCTGCGACGAACGCCAGCAGCGTGTGGATGGCGTGCTGACCGCCGAGGAAGTTCAGACGGACTTTGACAAATGGTGGGACTATGCGCCGCCTACACCCGTCCCGGTGCCGGAAGAAAAGAAGCTGGAAGACCGGGTGAAGGAGCTGGAAAACCAGAACGCCACCATGGCAGACCAGCTCACTAGCACCCAGATGGCGCTTTGTGATGTGTACGAACAGGTGCTGAGCGTGACCAGCACCGCCACGGAATGAGCAGGGGGTGTGAACTATGAGCACTGACTACATGGCAACGGTCTACGCAGACCTGATTCGCAAAGGCAAGAAAACTCTGGCACAGGTGCCCAAGAGCTTGCAGAAAAAGGTGAAAGCCCTGCTGGCGGAGGACAACAAGTGAGTGTTCTTCGTGAGCTGATGCTTAAAATTTTGCTGAAAAAGGAGGTGGACGTAATGGCAGTTGTCTATGCTACCCTTATCATCAAGGGCAGGAAGACCATTGACCAGGTTCCGGCAATCATCCGGGATGAGGTCAAGCAGATTCTGAAAGACCTGGAAGTTGAGGTCTGAGGAAACGGCGGGGTTCGGCGGGAGCCGCGCCCCATTTTATTTGAAAGGGCGTGATCGTATGGCACTGAACGTGTATTCCCTTGAACGGGACGGCGAAAAAAGCCTGTCTAAGAATTTCAAGGTGAAGGAGTTTCGCTGCAAGGATGGGTCTGATCCTATCTTTATCGACAGTGAACTGGTGGAGATTTTGCAGAAGGTCCGTGACCACTTCGGCAAGCCGGTAATCATCAACTCGGCATACCGGACTGCCGCCTACAATCTGAGCAAGAAGGTGGGCGGTGCAAAATTCAGTCAGCACCAGTACGGAAAGGCGGCCGACATCTACATCCAAGGCATTCTTATCACGAAGCTGGCAGAGTATGTGGAAACGCTGATGCCGAACAAGGGCGGCATTGGCATCTATCCCATCAAGACCGGCGTGCGGAACTGTGCCTTTGTTCATGTGGATGTTCGCGCCACGAAGGGCCGCTGGAAGGGCTGATCCGGCGGCAGAGTAGGAGGAAAACAATATGATGGATATTCTGAAATCGTTTCTTATGATCTTCCCGGAATGGCTGGCAGCTATTCTTGTGGCGGTCGGCGCGGTAGTTACTGCGCTGGGGCTGGTCCGTCTGGGCTACGGCCTGTTCGTGGCAAAGACGGTTTATAAGTGGATCGTCAACGCAGAGGAGAAGTTCGGCAGCGGAATGGGTGCGGAAAAGAAAGCCCACGTTATTGCAGTGCTGCGCGGCTACACCCCGGACTGGCTGGACTGGGCAATCAATGAGAAGACGCTGGACTGGATCGTGCAGATGGTGTTCAATGTCACCAAAAACAAGCTGGAAGACTACATGGAAAAGAAATCCGCAGAAACCACCCAGACGGTGGCCCACTTCGGTAACGTGGGGGAGGACAAGAACAGCCGCAAGGAGTAAACAATGCTGGAATTTATCATCAAGTATTGGATGGAATGGGGTTTCGGCATTGTTGCTGGCGGCCTGACGCTGGCGTACCGGAGACTTTCAAAGAAAGTCAAGGAACAGAAGGATGAAAACAAGGCCATGAAGGACGGCTTGAAAGCAATACTTCATGATCGCCTGTACCAATCGTGCAATTACTACATCGCAAGAGGTTGGATTGACACGGTGGGCCTGACGAACATTGGCTATCTTTACAACAGCTACCATGCGCTGGGAGGGAACGGAACGGGTACGGAATTGTATAACCGAGCCAAAGCACTGCCCATCAAGAACAGCTACACAGAAGAATAACAGACAAAATCCCCCGCTGGCAATCCGAAAGGAAAGCTGGCGGGGGATTTTTTGTTGTTGCAAATATTACAAGTTAGTTACAAATTCAACGGAAATGCTCTTTCTCGCCTGAAAAATGGGAATTGCGATGTAAAAATAGGTGGGAAGGATAAAAATAGAAAAGTTCGACTGGGGGAGCAAAAGGTGGACCAAACAAAAATAATCCGAACTTGTTTCCGATAGAGGAGATGGGTTCGGATTATTTGTTTTCTTCGGAAAACTCAATATGGGTGTCCGTGGAAGATAAAATCCGAAATCATAGATTGACCGACATAAGCCACAACATGATTTCAGGAGGACACGAGTATGAAGTACGATGCAAGAGCTTGCAAATTCAACATGGACACCGGCTGCGTGGAGCTGCTGCTCCGGGATGGAAGAA